TAGCGTCACCGCCGCGACGCAGGATTTCGTTACTTTCTCGACGATCTTCCAGCCCAGCGACGACGACATGATTGCCTTTGCCGCATGGTGCAGCGATCAGTCGGCGCGTTTCCCCTATATCCAGTGGGACAACAACGCGGCCATGACCGTGGCTGGCGACGTCGCGAGCGCGGCGGCCCAGATCCGCGACGCGCTTTACGAGGGTATCGAAAGCATCTATTCGCCTTCGCAAGGGCCGTTCAAGGCCGCGTTCGTCATGGGGGCCATTGCCTCGATCGACTTCACGCGCACCAACGGGCGAACCAATATCGCCCTCCTGTCCCAAGCTGGCCTCTCCGCCGACGTAACGGACGGCACGATCGCGGACACCCTCAAGGCGAACGGCTATAACTATTACGGGGCGTTCGGCACCGCCAATGCGGATTTCCTGCTCTTCAACCCCGGTTCGGTAACGGGTCCGTTCTTGTGGATGGACAGCCTGATCAACTCGATTTGGATGACCAACGCTTTCCAACTTTCGGGCATGACCCTGCTTACGACCATCCACAATATTCCGTATAATGCGGAAGGTTATGCGACGATCGACGCCAACTTCATCGGCGTGATCGACGCGGCCGTCCGTTTCGGAGCCATCCGGGCCGGCGTGCCGCTCGATCCGACCCAGGCGGCGGCGGTCAACGCTCAAGCGGGGCTCAAGATCAGCGACGTTCTCACGCAACGCGGGTGGTACCTCCAGATTCTGCCGGCGTCGCCCCAGGTGCGTAGCGCGCGCGGCTCGCCGCCCATGACCTTTTGGTACACGGACGGGCAATCCGTCCAGCAACTCAACCTCAACACGGCGGAGGTCCAGTAATGGCCGACAAGACGCTTACCGGCGCAAACGCCGTTCTCATGCTGGGGGTGACGGGACTCGTCGACGTGCCCCAGCGTATCCAGGGCTTCGCGACCGATGACGTCTATGACGTTGCCGCGATCAACAGTGCCGAAACGGTTCCGGGGGTTGACGGCAAACTCTCCGCCGGCTGGATTTATGTCCCGATCGAGCAAGGCTACACGCTCCAGGCGGATAGCGATTCGATCGACTTTTTCGAACAGCTCTACTCCGCGCAACAGCAAGTCCAGGAGACGTATCGGCTGTTCGGGTCGGTCTATCTCCCGTCGGTGCAGCGCGTCTATACGATGACGCGCGGCATCCTCACCAACTACAACCCCATGCCGACGGTCAAGAAAATCATTCAGCCGCGCAAATTCTCGATCGTGTGGGAAGCGGTCACGGCGGGGCCGCTCTGATATGTCCCGCAACACGGCAACCGTGATTATCGAGGGCGGGGACGATAATCGCGATAGGGGCAAGACGTTCTTCCTCACGGAGTTTCCCCCGCGCAAGTCGCACGCCTGGGCCATTCGGGCGTTGACTGCGGTCGCGCGATCGGGGGCGACGGTCATGGACGATACCATGGTCCAGGCGGTCAAGGATTCGGGCATGGCCGCAATGGCCGCGCTAGGGCTCCGTGCCGTTACCAGCATCGCCTATGAGGACGCTATGTCGTTGCTCGACGAGTTGCTTGAGGCGGTCATGTTCGTGCCCGACCCGTCGAAGATCGACAAGTCGACGATGCATCCTTTTTCCCGTCCGCTCAACGATAGCGATATCGACGAGATCAGCACGATCGCGCTCTTGCATGACGAGGTCTTCAAGCTCCACACGGGTTTTTCGGTCGCCGCCTACCTCTCAATGTTGGGGCTGGCGGCGAAGGAACGTTTGAGCTTGCTGAATACGCCAACGTCGCCCGAATCATCGGAGACGTAGTCAACTCCGGGCTTGCAACGCTACACGAGATTGACACGGTCTATGGGATGGAGGACCTTTACGACCTGATCGAAATTGCGACGGTCGGGGCTATCAACCGAAAGCGGGCGAGCGAAAATGCCGGGGATAATTGATAGCTTCATTGTCGAATGGATTCTTGACCCGGCGAAGTATATCGCGGGCCGAAAGAAGCTCGGCGAAGAGAACAAAAAGGCCCGTACCGAAGAAGAGAAACTCGCGAAGCAACGCGAGATCGACAGCAAGCGAGCGGCCGAAGGTGTCGCGAAAGTACGTAACGAGGTTGTCGGGCTCTTCTTGGCATTCCAGGGCGCAAGCTCCGTCAAATCCTTTATTACCGATATGCTGGCGGGTGACGCGGCGACAGGTCGTCTTGCGAAGAACCTGAATACGTCGACCAATGAGCTTTCCGCTTGGCAAATCGCGGTACGTTCGGCCGGCGGAGAGGCCCAGGACGCCAATAGCGCCTTTGGGGTCATGGCCCAGCTCCTACAGAATTTCAAGAATACGGGCCTTACTGGGCAGGAAAGCAACCTCCGCGCCTTGGGCCTTGCGCCCGGCGATCTTTCCAACCCGGCGGAAGCCCTGCTCAAGCTGGCGGATGCTCGCGAGCGTTTCGTCAAGAGCGAAGGCGAGGCGGCCGGCAGCGCTCATTTCTACGGCCTCGCGAAGGGCATCGGGTTGTCCGACGCCGTGATCAATACCTTGGTCAAAGGTCGTTTGGAGTTAACGCGCCAGATTTCGGAATTGGAGCGCCACGGCGCGGCTACCGACGAAGATGCCAAAAAAGCGGCCGAATTCGAGAAGAAGTGGGCGGAGCTACAGGCGCGCATTTCCGGTGCGGTGCGTCCCGAAATCTATCGACTCGTCACGGCGATCTTGGATCTAACGGATGGCCTGGAGAAAGGCACCGTCGATCTTCACGATTTGTCCGGACCCTTGCTTGCCGTTGCCGTATTGGCGGGGCTGGCAGAGGCCCCCTTTATCGCGCTGGCGGCGGCGATCGGGTTCGTCGCGGTCAATATCGACAAGCTTCGCGACGCGTGGAAAGGCTACGAGGATTGGTACAACAACCTGTCGTCGTCCACGGATACGATCTTCGACCCGGTTCGCCGCGCCCTGGGCATGAAGACCGGCGCGGAGGCGCGTAGGGACCATACCGACGTTCTAGGCTGGCCAACTGGGGGCATCGGAAACACTGGCGGAGGTGCGGCGGGCGCGGCGATCGGTGGGAGCCTGGGCGGTGGCGGCGGGGGCGGACAGACACCGGAGCAACGTCGCAACTGGGCCAAGATCCAAAGAGAAACTCGCGCCGCGGGTGGTGGCGGCGGGGGCGGAGCCGGTGTTGAGGACGTGTACCAGTATTTCCGCCAACAAGGATATAGCGACGCCGCGGCGCGAGGCATTGCGGCCGGGGTCTTCGCGGAGAGCGGCGGCCGGCACAATCGATATAATGAGGCGGGGTCCGGTGCCTACGGCCTCGCCCAGTGGTTGTCCAAAGACCGCCTCGCGGATTTCCGCCGCACCTATGGTCATGATCTCTCGTCTTCGAGTCGCGCCGAACAGCTCGCTTTCATTGCGAAGGAGCTGCGGACGACGGAGGGTGGCGCGGGCGCTCGTATCCGTGGTTCGAAGTCGGCCTACGAGGCGCTCCATGCGTTCGTTCATGGATACGAACGGCCGGGTGCCGGTGCCGGTGGAGATCTTCGGCGCGGCTCGCGATACCTCGCGGGCGTTGGGGCCGGCGGGACCGGCTCGATCACGATCAATGGGGGCGTCACTGTCAACACTCCCGCGACCGACGCGGATGGCATCGCTCGCGACCTCATACCGGCCATTCGTCGTCGCGCGACCACGACACAAGCCAATCGAGGGCTTGACTGATGGCCGGGCCACGCTTCCCCGACGTGCCCGATACGCCCGGCGTACCTCCGGTCTATCGAGACGATTCGAACCCGGCGACACCCCCGACGCCCGCGGCGATTGCGACCACGGATAGCGCCCAGGTCCAGGCGAGCGCTCACCCCGCATGGGCCATCGTCAAGGCTGGCGGCGCGGCGGCGATCGGCGTGGACAGCATCGTAGAGCTCTCCCCCTCCAGAGACTTCCGGATCTCGGATTATCCCGTCGAGAATGGCGGTTTTCAGAACTACAATAAGGTTGCGCTGCCGGCCGAAACCCGCGTCCTCGTGACCAAAGAGGGCAACGATAGTGACCGACAGGGGTTTTTCGATCAATTGGACGCGCTGATCGAGACGACCGATATGGTCAATATCGTAACGCCGGATAGCTCATATCTGGACCGCAACCTCGTGCGCTACAACTTCGATCGTAGAGCCGATCGGGGGCGCGCACTGATCACGGTGGAGTTGATTTTCCAGGAGATCCGCCAGACCGCCAAGAGCGCCTTCACGGACAGCAAGCAACCCTCCGGCAATGATCCGGTCAACGACGGCCCGGTCCAGCCGGGAACGCCCACCGGGCCACAGACGCCCCCAGGACCGCCCGCATGAGCCTTATTACCGTCCCTCTCGACGCGGTGGCGTCCCAAACCCTCACGGTGGCCCTGGGGGGCCAGAGCGTGCGTCTCAACGTCTATACGCGCACCTTCGGGCTCTACGTCGACGTTTACGTCAACAATGCCCTGATTATCGGCGGGGTGGCCGCGCTCAACCTCGTCAAGATTGTCCGGTCGACCTACCTGGGCTTTATCGGTGATCTCTATTTCTACGATACGTTGGCAAAGGAAAACCCGGTCTATACCGGTTTCGGGAGTCGTTTCGTGTTGCTCTATGACGACGCGCTATGAGCCTCTCCAAACGCCATATCACCTTGCGGTTCAAACTCGCGCAAGGGGCCTTCGATCAGAATAATAACGACAGTTTCGAGATATCCGGACTCCGCGTCTCCGCGACAGTTACTAAGGCCGGCGGCGCGTCGCAATCCAACTTGTCGCTCCGCGTCTTCGGCCTGCCCCTTTCCGTCATGAATAAATTGACGATCTTGGGTAAGCCGCTTGTCGACGGCCGGAGCAACACCGTATCGATTCTCGCGGGGTCGGACGCGTCGGGACAGGCGGCCGTGTTCGAAGGGACCATATCGGAAGCCTGGGTCGACGCTGGCGGCGCTCCGGCCGTGTCGTTCATGGTGGCGGCATTCTCCGGCATCGTGCCGGCCCTCAAGCCGATCGCGCCCACGAGCTACAAAGGCCCGATCGACGCCGCGCTTGCGGCCTCCGCGCTCGCCCAGGAGAATGGGTATTCGTTCGAAAACTCCGGGGTGCAAGTCACCTTGCGGAGTCCTTATTATCCGGGGACCATGCTCTCTCAATTGGAGGCCATGGCTCAAGAAGGGGATTTCAACTACATTCTGGACGATAACGCGGTATCGCCTGGAGGCATCGCCACGGGTAAAACGTTGGCCATCTGGCCAAAGGACGGCTCGCGCAACGGCGACGTCCCTTTGATCGCGCCGGACACGGGCATGATTGGATACCCCACACGGACCGAAAACGGTATTTTGGTCCGGACGCTCTTCAATCCCAACCTCGTCTTTGGTGGTCAAATTCAGGTGGAAAGCTCTCTTACGCCAGCCAACGGCAAGTGGTCGATTTTCAGGATCGAACACGAGCTGGAAAGCGAGACGCCCGGCGGCAAATGGTTTACGTCGGCGGAATGCTCGATCTTCGGGCAGGGGGTTCCGACGACCAATGGTTGATACCTACGCCGGCACGCAATCCGTCTTTGACGGAGGGACTGAATACAGCCGCATGGCCTATGTCGTGCGCTCGATCCTGGGCCGCACCGCAACCGCAACACTCGTCATCGTCAAAACCGTGACCAACGCGGGGGAAGTTGAGCCCGTGGGATTGATCGACGTCCAGCCGATGGTTGCCCAGCTTGACGGCAAAAGCCAGCCGACGCCGCACGGGATAATCCATGACGTGCCCTATTTCCGCGTCCAGGGCGGCACGAACGCCGTTATCATGGACCCCAAGGTTGGGGATATCGGAATCTGCGTTTTTGCGTCGCACGATCTATCGGCGGTGAAAGAGAATAAGGCCCCGTCAAATCCGGGCTCGCGCCGTCGTTTCTCTATGGCCGACGCGCTCTATATCGGGGGCGTCCTCAACGGTACGCCCGAAAACTATATCCGGTTCACGAGTGACGGGGAGATCGAGCTATCGCCCGCGACCAAGGTCAAAATCATTGGCGACCTGGAGGTGACGGGCGATATCTCGACGGAGGATGGGGACGTTATCGCCGGGACGGTGAGCTTGTCCGATCACGTCCATTCGGGGGTGACGACCGGAGGCGGAGATTCCGGACCACCCGTCCCATAAGAGTCCGCGGCGCGTCCGACGGGAGCGCGGGATTGCACGCCCGGCATCGGCACCATTGGGGATGAATTTTCATACTTGGCCCTAACTGCTATCTATCGTGATCTCGTGCCAACAAATGGCGCATTTCCACACAGTCAGGCAACGCCCGATTACACGATCGTCGTAATACTCATGCACGCAGAATTCGTCCGGCGAGCCCAATTCGACCTCGCCGGAGCCGTTGCAATTCCAGCAAATAATTCTCTTATCGCCCCCGCATTTAGGGCAAGGAACCATCATGGGTGGGCCTCGTAGCGGCTTATGCCGTCGAGCGACGCGCGGAAGGAGTCCACGGCGGCGCTGATGCCCAGGATGACAACGACCGACAACGCCACCGTGACCAGCAATTTCGCGATCATCGTTCAAGCCGATCGTGGAGAGCGACCGCGCCGTAGAAGTGCTGCCCGCACGCGCGCTCGACGGCTTCGCCAAAACGCCTGTCGCTGCTTGCGATATATCGGCCGCCAAAGCTCACCCCGGCTTGAACCACACCGGCCGCATTGACCGGAACGATACGGGCGCAACCGGACGCTCCCGCCGCCTTCATGACCATGACCGGCGGGCATTCGACGGAGGGCTCAAAGGGGCCGTCCGCATTGATCACGCACACCGCGCGGGCGCGTTCGGGAAGGACCGAAAGCGAGTCGCGCCGGCCCTCGTTGGAAAAGATATTCGCGATAATTCCCATGTCTCAATTCCTTTCGAACAAACCATGCACTGGCTTGACCGCACGGTCAAGCTAATAATGCGAGCATCCCAAATTATTTTGCGTTACGGTGGAAGAATGGACGCGCTGCTACTCGATCGCGATACGTGGGACTTATGCATTGACGCGTCCAATCGGATAGCCGTCGCCAAAGATCCTTATGCCATTATCCAGAACGTCGCGTGTGCGGTTCGCCTGTTTATCGGGGAGCTTTGGTACGGTCCCGCGAGCAAGGGCATTCCCTACCGTCAAGAGGTCTTCAATAAGGGATACCCGACGAGCTATTACAAGGCTCGCGTCGTCGCTGCGGCTATGGTGGTTCCGGGCGTCGCGAGTGCGAAATGCGTTCTCACCACCTTGACCGATCGCGAAATCAAAGGTCAAGTCCAGATTGTAACGACCGACGGGCAAGCGCTCGTCGTCGGCTTCTAAGGGGCGAGCATGGGGACGAACGTACCAAAGCCGACGTTCGGCGACAACGGCTTTACCGCGCCGATTGCGAGTCTGATCAAAGCGGGTGTCTTTGCCGATATCAACGCGGCCTTTGGTGGCGACCTGGACCCGGCCGACGAGACGCCACAAGGCCAGCTCACGGTAAGCGAATCGGCCATTATCCAATTCGTTTACGATCTCTTCATTCTCTACACGAACCTCGCGGACCCGGCCTTTTCGTCGGGCAGGATGCAAGACGGGATTGCCCGTCTCTACTTCCTGGAGCGCAACCCGGCCGAGCCCACCACCGTCCAGGCGCTCTGCACCGGGGCAATCGGTGTCGCCATCCCGACCGGCGCATTGGCAAAGAGTGCGGACGGCAACACTTATGTTTGCACGGCCGGCGGTCTTATCGGGCCGGGCTCCGTGGTCACGCTTCCCTTTGCCTGCGTCGCGACGGGGCCGATTGCGTGCCCGGCGAACAGCCTCAATCAGATCTATCGCGCCATTCCGGGGTGGGACACGATCAACAATATCGCGGAGGGCGTCCTTGGCCGTAACGTCGAGAGCGCCGCGGAATTCGAGCAACGGCGCAAGGACAGCGTTTCGCTCAATGCCGTCGGCGTGCTGCCGGCCGTTCGGGCGGTGGTTCTCAACGTCCCCAACGTGCTGGACGCCTACGCCACGGAGAATGACACGGACAGCCCGACCACCGTCGGACCCGTGACTCTTGCCGCCAACTCGCTTTATGTCTCCGTCGCGGGCGGCGCGCCCCTCGATATTGCTACGGCCATTTGGAAGAAGAAGAACCCCGGTTGCGCCTATACCGGTACGACGACGGTGGTTGTTGCGGACAGCAATTCCTCTTACTCGACGCCCCCGACATATAACGTCAAATTCACTGTCGCGACCCCCATGCCGGTGCAATTCGTCGTCGAGTTGAAGAGCAGCTCCGGCGTGCCGGCCAACGCAACGACCTTGATCCAAGCGGCGATCATTCTTGCCTTCGCCGGTGCGGATGGCGGAAGCCGCGCCCAAATCGGTTCGCAGCTATTCGCCAGCCGGTATTATGGCAACGTCGCCACCTTGGGGCCATGGGCTCAAATCGTCTCGATCAAGATCGGATCTTCGAACAACGCGACGTGCCAGTTTACCGGTTCGATCGCGGCGAACACTTTGACGGTCACGGCGGTTGCGTCGGGCGCTATCGCCGTCGGCCAAACGATCGGGGGTGCCGGCATCCTCGCGGGGACGGTCGTAACGGCCTTTGTGTCGGGTTCTGGGGGCACGGGGACATATACCGTCGCCAAGGCCCAGACGGTGGCCAGTGAGGCCATGAACGGCTTCCTAGCCGATCAGGACAGTATCTTCGCGCATATCGATCAAGTCCCGACGGTGAGCGTCGACGATATTTCTGTCGTCCTCGTATGATCGGTGACGAATCTCTTGGCGAGTTGGCAATTGCCGAAAGCCGGTCGTCGGGCGAGCCCCAGCCGGTCGCGTTCGATTGGTTCGCCACGGTAATCAGCCAATTCGCCAACTCGCCTATCCTCTTGAAACTGATCGGCGATTTCGCGGCGTACCTCGATTTGACAACGGATTTCGACGCGTTCTTCAAATTCTGTTGGGACGTGGATACGGCCGTTGGGTATGGGCTCGATCGCCTGGGCCGCGTCGTTGGCGTTTCGCGCGTGCTGCACCTCCCATCAACCGGGGTGTACTTTGGATTCGATCAGGCATCCGACGCAGAGCCTTTCGACCAAGCCCCGTTCTATTCGGGTGCGGCGCAATTGACGACCAACTACAACCTGGGCGACGACGCGTACCGCAAGTTGATCCTTGCGAAGGCGCTGGCGAATATCAGCGACGGTTCTATCCCGTCGATCAATCAGATCCTCATGAACCTGTTTAGCGACTATGGAGACTGCTACGTCACGGACGGCGGCGACATGACGATGACCTATACTTTTGGCTCGACACTATCGGCCGTGGACTTCGCGATCGTCGCGCAATCGGGCGTTCTGCCCAAGCCGTGCGGCGTTGCCGCGACGATCGTTCAACTGTAGGGGTGGACCATGCAAAGTAGCGATATTCCGGGCAAGCTCGTTATTCCCTTCGCGGCGTCGGCCGGCGGGGCATATATCCGCTCAATCCCGGTCAATTCGCAAATTGGCGTCACCGACGGCGCGGCTTCGCTCCACGACGGGTTCGTCCCGCTCAACGCCACTCCGATCGCGGGCGGCGGTGTCCCTCCCGATATCCGCGACATGAATGGCATCCTTAACGAGATCAGCGCTTGGACGCGTTGGCAATGCGCGGGCGGCCCGATCTTCTACGACGCGGCTTTCTCGACAGCCAACGGCGGATATCCGAAGGGCGCGCAAGTCCTCTCCACCGTGACCATTGGTACGGTCTTCTTGTCGATCGTCGAGAACAACACGGCCAATCCGGACGTCGATCCGACCAATTGGATTACCGTTGGCGGCTCTTTCGTCACGGGGTTTTCTTCGGGCGTTGGGTACGAAAAGCGGCCGTCGGGCATTATCGAGCAATGGGCCACGGTCTATTTTCCCGCGGGTGGCACCGAACCGCTCGTGCCTGTTTCGTTGCTGTTCCCCTACGAGGACGCGACTTTCGGGATTTCGATCACGCCTTATTTGCTCACAGCCAACAACCGGCGCGATACGATGATGGATATCGTTCAACCCACCGACGGTAGCGGTTTCAGCGTCCAGTATCAACGCATTGGCGATGGTGGGACGCCGGGCGTTGATGGCTTTACGTGGCGCGCCGTTGGAAAAGGAGCATAGTCATGACCTTTGTAGCCAAGACGTTTTTCGATCAACTTCGCGCGTCGTCCATGTTCGCACCGAAACTCACGCAGAGCGAGGTCGACGGTATCAATACGATTATCGGTGCTTGCGCCAGCACGCCCCTATCCTTCTTGGCCTACATGCTCGCCACGACCTATTGGGAAACGGCGCATACCATGCAACCGATCGACGAGTATGGTGGAGATTCCTACTTCTTCCGTCGCTACGACCCGTTCGGTGCGCGGCCGGATATCGCCAAGCAGCTCGGCAACACGCAAAAGGGCGACGGTGCACTCTTCCACGGCCGCGGCGACGCCATGATTACCGGTCGCGGCAATTACGCCCGCGTCGGCAAGCTGATCGGCGTGGATCTCGTCGGCAAGCCGGAGCTGGCGAAGGAACCAAAGACCGCGGCGCGGATTCTTCATGATGGCATGACGTTCGGGTGGTTCACGGGTCATCGCCTGGGGCAGTATCTTCCGGCGACCGGTCCAGCCACTTACGGGCAATTCGTGCCGTGTCGGTATATCATCAATGGCCAGGATCACGCGGCCGATATCGCCCATGTGGCCGTCGAGTTTCAAACCATTTCGGGTGAAAGTGGCTGGTAATTTCACGCTTTAACGGCTTCTCCATTTGAAAGATAAATGTCATGGTCGCGGCAGATGAAAACGGGGTCGGGGCGAAGCAAGTGAAACGAGCGGAATGGGCGTCGGCTGTTGCGTTTCTGTTCTCCGCCGCTACGGCCGTCTTCACCGGCGGTGTCCTTTACGGACAGGTCCAAGCCCAGGGCTCGCGCATCACCGTTCTGGAGAGCCACGACAGCCTCACCACGGCGCAAATGTCGGACCTCAAGGTTTCGCTTGCCGAGATCAAGACCAATGTCCAGTTTTTGGCCGATCGAGCCCGCGAGGACCGGGCGGCGCGTCTCGGCATCCCGCAACAGTAATCCTACTTGCGATCAACTAATATCGGAGTTAGAACGTCCCATGCCCGACGACGCGCCCCAGCCTCCGATTGTTGTCGATCCGTCGGTCTTGGGCGCTTCCGCCGCAATGGCCGTTCGTCAAGTCGCTCTCGTCGGCGGTGGCGTGGTGGCGACAGCGGGCTACCTCCATTCCCATGATTGGGGTGGCCTATTCGGCTACCTCTCCGGCGATGGCGCGCCGGCCGTATTCGTCGCGCTCGCGACCATCGGCGTCTTCGCCTACGGTCAAGTCAAACTCTGGCGCGACAGGCGTGACGCGGTGCGGATGGCCCGTTCGGCGGACGATTCGGTCGCGGTCGTCAAGGGGGAGGAAACCGCTTAATGCCGGGCTTCCTCCTTCTCCTGGGGCGCTACTGGTATATTCCCGCTCTGGCGGCGGCCATCTTCGCCATCCTATGGCTTCGCAATGACAACCTCGCCAAGTCCGGCGACCTCAAGGCGGCCAACACTCAAGTCGCAGACTTGACGCGCGCCAACAAAGCCGCGCAACAGGCGCTCGATAAGGTGACAGCAATCCGTATCGACAACGATGCTATCGCCGCTGCCGTCGCGGCGAAGATCGGCACGAACACAACCCGCGAGGTACGCACCAACACTGTCATTGAGAAGGCCGCCGCAAATGACCCGCAAGTCCGCGCTGTTACTGACATTCCTTTGCCTGACAGCCTGCGGGCGGCATTACGCGCCCATTGAGCCGATACCGGCCCCGCCCGATCTCCCCGACGCAGCGAACGTCCAGCCGTGCGATACGACGGAAGGCGACCCCGCCACCGTGGGCGCGCTGGCCAAGGAATTGACCCACACCCGCAAACAGCGTGACGATTGCGCTGCGAAGGTTGATGCCGTCCGGACGTGGCGCACCAACGCTGTGAAGCGCGCGTCGCCGCCGCCTGCGAAATAATGGCGACGCAACCGGCCCCCCTCATCTGGCACAAAGGCCCGCTTACCGCGGTGATCGAGCCGACGGATATGGTCACGCTTGCGGGCGTGCCTCTCCCGCTCTTTCCGCGTGCGATGGCCATCCTCGTGTTGTTGGTGGCGGCGGATTTCGTCGAGCTGAAAACACTCATGACCATGGTCAAATCCGTGGAGAGTCTCCGCGTCCACATGTCCTCGATCCGGCAATATCTCCCCAACGGAATCACGCTGGAAAACGACGAGCGAAAGGGCTACCGTCTCGTTTTGAAATTGTAGCGGTTAAGGGGCACGGGGATGGCGGTTCCGGACTATATCTTCACGGAAGGGTTCGATAAGTACGGGCCTCCCGGCGAGATTAACATTCAAACCAATATCGTAGCTTGGGGCGAGTGGTCTTCTCTTCTCGTCAATGGCAGTTTTTCGGCGATTACATTGGTGGCCGCGTTGTCCGGCCCCGGTCAGGCGTTAAGCATCGCTGAGGGGGGTTCCTCCGGTAACGCCGTTCTGTCGAAGACCGTACCCGGAAATTTTCCCCGGATTGTGGGCGGCTACACCTTCAAAGTGGCTACGCTGGCTAGCGGAACGGCGCAAGGGATCACTTTTTCAGACGGCGGCACAGACCAGCTCTCCATTGGTATCAATGTGGCGGGCCAAATTGAGGTCCGTCGCGGTAGTCAATTCGCCGCATTGATCGCTACTTCCGCGCAATCCGTCTCGGCGGGTTCTGTGAATTACTTGGCCTATGATGTCACTTTCAGTGCGGCCGCGGGGATTGTTAAGATCTGGCTCAATAACACCCTCACCTCTATCAATCTGACGGGGCAAAATACTAAAGTCAGCGCTAACGCATATATGAACTCGTTGCGCATTGGCGCGGGGACCAATGTTAACGCGTATAATATCACTTTCGACCACTTCTATTTTTGGGGTTTCCTGGCGGCTGGAGGTTCCGAGCTGCCCGCCCTGACTACCCCAATCATTCAGACCGACTTTCCGAACGGCGACAGCGCGGTGGCGTTTACCTTCGGCGCGGGCGTCCTGGGCAACGCATTTATGACCACGACGACGACGAACGCGCCCGGCGCAAATCGTCTTAGCTTGCGTAAGTACACCCCGGAAGTTTCCGGTACCTTGACGGCGATAAATCTCATTCCGGGGGCCACGAGCGCCGGGGTGAAGAATAAGCCGGTTCTTTACTCGGATAGCGCCGGAGCACCCAATACGCTACTTTCGACGGGTTCCGAAGTTGTGGGCATGACCGCGGGAACCGCGCTCAATCTGCCCCTCACCACACCGCAAACCGTGACCGCCGGCACACAATATTGGCTCGGTTTTATTACCGATACCTCTGTAGCACTCAATCTAAGCGATGCCGGCACGCTGGGCTATGGCGCGGCCAATACATATACCGGCGGTGCGCCGGGTACCGCTCCGGCCATGACCGCCGGCCTCTCTAGCTGGCTGATTTGGGGTACGGTCACGGGTGTATCTTCCAACTGGGGGCAGGTCGACAAGAACCCGGCGCTGGGCACGTTGAGCTACAACTATTCGTCCACGGTCGGTAACGAAGATCTGCTTACCTTCCCAGCCTTAGCTGTCACCCCGACCAACATATATTCTGCCGCAATTAAGGCCAACGTCACCCGCTCGGATTCGGGAGCGCGCACTGTCGACTTGCGCATGAAATCGGGTGCTACTACCGGTTCGGGCAATACTACCGGTATCAGCCCCGCTCTTAGCCCCGGCATCATCGGCTCCTATTTCCCCGTGGACCCGAATACGGGCGTTACCTGGGCACCTAGCGCGCTCAATGCGTCAACCGGGGGTCTTAAGGTAGCGAGCTGATGCCTACGATTCGCGGTAGCTTCATCACGGCTTCTTCGGCAGGGTCGTACACCCTGTTGTTCTCTAATCTTACGCCTGCGGTTCCCCAAGCTGGAGACACGATTTTCTTATTCGTGGGCGGTGGTTGGCAAGTCAGTACGCCCCCGGTTGGATGGGATATATTAGACACGCATTCGGGGACTAATTGGAATGGTTCACTCTACGCGCGCACGTTAACGACGGGAGATATATCTACCGGTTCGGTGTCCTTCACCATGGCCGGATCTTTCGATACGGTTGCCGCTTTGGTGGCCTATGTTGGGACGATCGCCTATCGCACCCCGACAGCGTCCCAAAACGGCAGCGGTTCGGCCTCTATCGCGCTAGCCGCGCCCGCCACCGTCCAGGCAACCGACCATGTTTTATTGTTCGGTAGCAATCGTGCCACTTCCGTCGATACCGTGGATAAGGGCACCGGCGTCCAGACGATCAGTGGCGGCACGGGAGGAAATGCCTCCGGAGTCGTGACGGAGTACGTTCCGGGGGCACCAGGAAGCTTTACCGCGAACTTTGCATATGCGACGCCCGGTAGCGGAAACTACCAAGCCGTCCTTCCCGTGCGGGACATTGTTCTCCCGATTGCTGCTCAAGTTGGCGGCGTCGCGCGTGAGACGCTAACGGACGCCACGGCCGCTGCTAGGATTACCCAGGTCACTCGTGAAACTCTGGGGGATGGGTCCAGCACGATCAAACAAACGCAAATAGTCCGCGAGTTGATGCTATCCAGCACCACCACGACCACAAGGGCGCAAAATGCGGGGATATGTCGTGAGGTTCTCACGGGGACTAAGCCCCTCAAACGACTAGGCGTGGCCGTCTTCTAGCCTCTTGATTTATGGCCGGATTATGCGAAGAGACATTGCCATTCCCTAGCGAGTTTGCCCAATGACCCCGCACGCATACTGGCGGCTATTCTTCGGGTCGCATGACGGGAGCAACTACAACTTTTTCTCGCTCTGGCAGCTCGATTTTCAAGACGCGTCGGGCATGTCGCTCTGTTCGGGCGGCACCGCTTTCGCTTCCTCGATCTACGGACCTTACGGACCCGGCCGGATCTTCCCCGGTGGTGCGAACGATTGGGTTTCGAATAACGAAATGCCCTGTTACGTGGGCTACCATTTTGCGTCGCCCGTGCTGCCCGCGAAGATCATGCTTTCGCCGTCCAACACCGGCAATCAACCCGTGATGATTATCGCCCAGTCTTCCGACGATGGCGTGACCTGGACCGACGAATACCTTATCACGAAGCCGTCGGCATGGACGATTCATGCGCAATATCTGATGAATATCCCGCTAACTGGCGGTGCGGCAACCTCACAACATTGGCTTATGTGGGTGACGCTGCAACAGGACGGTTCGCCGGGCCAAGCCGTCAACTTCTCGGACATGCGCTTTCTCGACGGAGCCGCCGCGCCGTATCCAGGCTTTACCGATACGCGGGGGACGTCGAATAGCGGCACGTTCGATTGGAGTCCCGTATGGAACGGGGGACCGCCGTCGACCGTCTATACTGCCAGCACAACACGAAACGTCTTCGGGCAGGCTTCTTACCCGTCGTCCGTCATGGTCCTGGGCCTGTCGGTCCAAGCCCAAGGCGACCCGTTCTATCTCAAACTCACGCCGGCTGGCGGCTCGATATGGTCGAGCGTCGATAATATGATCTGGGGTCGGGTGTGGGACTTTAGCGACAGCAACGCGACGGGGCTACCGATCGCGCCCCTTCATAAGATCTTTTATCAGACGGCACCCCCACCCCCGCCAACCCGACATGGCGTGGCGGTTTTCTAGGCACGCTCGCGCCAGCCGACGCCGGTCCCGTTTGCCCGGTTGCATATGAGGTCGGCCATTGGCGGCCGATTCTTTTCCTTATCTTCCGCGTTGCAATGGTCGGCATACGCGCACAGCTCGGCGAAGGCGGTCTTGCTCGATCCTCCGCTACCGCGCCCAGCTCGCCACGCTAGAAGCAGCGGCATCGCTACCCTCCCGCGTTTGGACATTCGGTTGTAGAAGGCTTCGCGGCACGTCTGGGCGCAAAAGGAGTTTTTCGCGGGGCATTCGTTACCGCAATTTTGGCAGGCCATTGTCGTCGCTCCTAGAGGTCGCATGTAACATGCGCTAGCTTGGCGGAACGGTCAAGCTAAAAAGGACAGTCGTTGGCCCCGGAGTGCCTGGGCAGGAAAGGCGAGAGCCACGCGGGCGGAGAATGGAACGGGACGCCGTCGGCATCGCGGGTGGGCGGCAAGTATTGTTCTACCCCCAGGGAGACGAACAGCCAGTAGCGCCGCGTTTCGGGGCTCTGGGCCGCTACGGGACGGCTTTGGCGCTCATGGCGAAGCTCGCGGTTCCTCTCCCCCGTCTCGCCGGCAAGGTGTTCTACGCATAGCGTGGACGGCCCACACGGGCAGCAATGGTCAACGTCGAGCCCCTCGATATCGAAGCCGTGGATATGGACCGCGGCCCAGCGGTGGGCGAGCCACATTTTACCTTCGAACCAAAAGTACCCGTATGGCTCGTTACGACCCTTCCCGTGCGTCGTGGTGCCGATCCACATGACGCAACCCGTGACCGGATCGAAGGCGCATTTCTTGGCAAATCGCTCAAGGGGGTTTTCGGGTATGAGGCGGCCCAGGTGATCACGATTTGCGTCGCGGGCGAAGACGAGGCTAGCTTTTGGCATCTATCCCTTCCGGTATCTATGGCCGCGCCATCCGTCGGCCGCGCGCACTGGCCAGCCGCGCGCCCATACGTCCACCCGCGACATTATCTCTTCGACCCGCGCAACGATCGGGTCCGGCACTCCTGGAGGTGACGCGGGGAGCCACGGTATCTCAACGACGATTTCGTCATAAACGTGCAAGACAACGTCGAATCCCTCCCGTCGAAGCTCCCGCATGGCGTAGCGCAACAGGCAATGCGCGACGGCCTGGACGACGTTCTCGCATAACCGGCCGCCGAATGTCGACATGCGAACCCACCCGATCGCGCCATAATTCGGGTTCGTGTTGTCTGTCATATATGACAGGGACAGCTCACCTGGGCTCGCGTACTCGCGGTCGGAAGGCGCAAGGCGCGGCTCCCAATAAGTGAGGTGGCGGCCGGATGGGAGCCATATCAACAGTCGATCGGTAGCCGTCTCATAGATGAAGTGGATATCGGGCGTGTCGGTACGCCAATCACCCATTTCGCCATTGGGGAGCATCTGGCGGAGGCGGGGCCGAATCATCGTGTCGGGGTTCTGGACCGCCTCGATCGCCGCACCCTCCAGACCGAAGCTCTCCGCATATCCCTTCCACGGTGGCCCGCGCCATTGGCCGCCCCATAGCTCGACGATCGCGGGTGATGCGGCGCGCCAAGCCTTGATCAGGTCTTTGACTTGCTGATCGTCGAACGTGTCAGTTTCGTCGAAATTCCGCCATGCCCCAATCCAACCGCCAAAGCCCAAGGCCAACTCCGCAACCTTGCCGATATTTTGGCGGTCGGGGTGATGCTCGTCATTCTCGCGCTTGTAGCCCTCATACCATTCGACCGTCTTGCCGGTGATCTTGGCGGCCGACGCGAGATAGATCGGAATGCGATTGTGGAACGCTTCCTTACGCCATGTCTCGCCCGCCAGCTCCGCCGTGACCACGGCCTCAATCGCGCTATAGTCCGACGCTACGAGCTGCTTCCCGTCGCCGGCACAGAACAGGCCGCGCGAGCATCCGCCCACGCATAGGAGCGCGTCGCCAAAGAAATACTCGACGAGATCCAATGACCGGTAGGCCATGATCTCCAGGACCGCGTCGACCATAGCCGGCGTCCAGAGCGGCTTGAGCTTCTTCGGCAGCGGTGCGGCGCACCACGGGCAGGCATTATGCGTCGGGGCAAAAGGTTTGGCGCAATGATCACACGTCAAGAGTTTGGGACCTGTGCGGAGCATGTTGAGCGGTTGCGCGCCCTCGCCCGTCGGCCGCCCGGTTCTTGTACCATGGTGGACGATTGTGTTGCGGACCCGGTTATCGTTCGACGCCATGCGCTGCATCGCGAAGATTTTCTTGACGCTTGCGGACCCGACGAGAGCCCGTAGCTCGATCGCTCGGCGCGCGGGGAATATGCCGCCTGGGGGGTGCGGCGCGAGCTTCTTTAGCAGCGCTTCGACATGCTCCGCGTCCAGGCTGTTGACATAGACGTGTTGCGCCGCCAGCCATCCCTTGAGCTTCTCCAGCTCCGTAGGCTTCACGCCTCCGGTTAGCCGCTCCAGCTCTTCTCCGTAGCGCTCCAGGGCTTGGTTGAGGACGGCCGCGCAATCGTCCACGCCCTTACGGTCGATCGCGATGCCGCGCCAGTTTATCTCCTGATCGAAAAGCCACATATCCCGCTCGTCGTCGGTCATCGGCGGCATGGCGGCGCTCGCGGCTTCCTCCGCAATCACGTCGTCGTCGCAATACTCGTAGAGGAATTCCGCGTCGATCGGATCTTCCTCCGGATAAATCCAGGTGCGCGGGTCGTTCTTGGTCGGGTTGCGCGGAACGCTGAATTTATTGAGCAACCGCCGGCCGTCCGCGTTCTTGCGCACGGGAAGCTTTAGGACCTCCGCGAGTCGCGCGAGGCCGCCGGGCAGCGAATTGACGTGAGCGGTGGCCATGGAGCAATGAAGCTGGGCGGGGTTGATGGGCGGGAAGCCGTAGAGCCTCATGCACACGTTGACCCAAATCATCCGCTCAAACATGGCGTTGTGGGCTTCGAGGATACCGCCAGCCGCGAGGTAATCGAAGAGCCGTTGCGGGAGCGGTTGCCCCGGCCGCCACCTCGTGACCGCTATGTCGCCGGGAAGCTTGAACGATAGGGTGAGAACGCGCGTGCTGGGGTGTTCGGAGTATGGCCCCGACCCGATGACCTGGAGGCCCTTCTTGCCCTGGGGTGCGTTGGGCGGCCCGTCCCATTTTCGGCGGGCCTCATTCCAGCAATAGCCGGCCTCGCTCGCGGTTTCGTAGTCGAAGGTTCCGTGGATAAGCATGGTTTCCCCGGCACGGTTCGAACGTGCGTTGGCGAATTCAAAGTCCGCAGTCCTACCACTAGACGACGGGGAAACGGAGTGGCCCGGAGACGGGGGGGGGATAGTCTCCGGGCCTAGCGGGCGGGAGGCCCCGCTATACGAGCAAGCCGTTGGCGCGGAGCGTGTCGTCCGTCCATCCGGCCTGAATATATGCCTCGTAGGTTGTCGTCGCCGCGGCTGTCATTTGCCTAGTAGGGGACGTCATCGCATGTGTAGCAGAAGCTGGCGGTGGCGGGGCCGCCGCACCCGGCGCAGCGTTTCCCATGTAGCCGGTATAGGGCGTCGTGCCGGCCGGAGGACCACCGGGGCCAGTAGTCGGGGGCGGGCCTCCAGGACCGGCCGCCGGAGCGCCCGCGGGGGGCACATAGGCGGGAGGCGGACCACCGGGGCCAGTAGCCGGGGGCGGACCTCCCGGCCCAGGTCCAGGACCCGTCGCCGGAGGCGGACCACCGGGACCGGCGGACGGAGGTGGGAGCGCCGCGCCGCCCTGGGGAATAGCCGACATGCCCGCGGGAATTGCCGACGACTTGTTGCCGAAGGCCGCGACGGCGTCCATGCCGCCAACGATCTCTTGGCCCCAGCCGATATATTGGATCAACTCCAGATTGAGATAGAGGCCCGGCGTCTGCGTCGAGTCGTTGCCGGTAATGTTGCCCGCGACACGAACGTAGAACCCGCGCTTGATTTGGTCGGTCGTTTCGAAGACGTTGGGGCTCGTCTCGACAAGGGACTTGGGGATATACCCCGACCCGAAGCGAAGAACCCAATGGCCGGCGAACCCCTCCTTTTCGAAGTTGGGCTTGCCTTTCGTGTCGTAACCGTCGCCGTCGAGCAGCTTCCATGCGAAATCGCGCGCTTGGCAGGGACCGCCGTTCGGGAACAGCGCCGGCCACTCGACGCGGGCGACCTTGTCCATGAGCGCGTAAAGCTCGTTGAATTCCCAATTGTCGACGAGCTGGCCGGTTTGGGGATGGGGTACCATTTTGGGGAAAGCGACCGCGATAAAGATTTGCGGGTTTGGCTGGCCGGCTTTCGGGCCGGACTTGAAGACGCGCGGACGACCTTCGCTGTCCGTCTCCTGCATTTTGTAGCAATCGCCCTGGACCAAACGCCCGACGGGAGAGGTAAAGATTTCCTTATACTTGCTCATGGTAGCTCCTATGCAAACCTCTTGAGGGCGTCTTTGTTGTCGAACGGAATCAATTTCTTGAGCCCGCGCGGGGTGTGGCTTATCGATTTGGTCACGTCTTCGGGCAGACCCGCTTTCTTCGCCTCGTTGGGCGTGAGGCCGGGAACGACCTTGGTCATGGGGAGCCCGTAAATTTCCCCATATGCGTTGAGCATGTCGACGGTAATGTCATCGTTCCACCGCGTGCGGCCGTAGCTGTAGTCGGTGGACCAAAACGGAACGTCGGTTCCTCTCTCCGTCAAGCTCAACGCCTGGGCCTCCAGACCCACCGCGCGAGCCTCCAGACGCTTGATTGCCGCGCGAATGATTCGCAGCTCCAGGCCCAGAGCGTGCGGCGGTAGCTCGATCGGTTGGCCCGTGAGGGAATAGTCGACCAAAGCCATGCCCAACTTTTGGGCCGCCGGGCACGCGTGAACAGCCGTGCAATCGAGGCAGTAATCCCCCGTCTTCATCGGGGCGTTTGGTTGCATCGCCAGTTGCGCCGCCGCGTGAAGGGCGTTGTGGTATCCGATCAGCTTGTCCCCGGTGAAGTGCCAGTAACGGAGGTGCCCGTCCGGATGGTAATTCCGGGGCTGGGCGATCGTCACCGTACAATTCCACAAGTGCCACTCTTCGAATTTGACCCCCAGATCGGCAAGACGGAGGATTATATAGTCGATCGACTGCCAATGCTCGAAAGCATCGTGGTAGCGGTGCCCGTACTTATAGTCCCAATTACGGAGCCGCTTGTTAGTGAAGTCGATCAAGGTGACGTCGGGCGTGCCCCAGTTGGCCGCATGGATTATGCCTTTACCATGCGCGACGCATTCCACAAGGAGCGTCGCACCGCTGCCGGCCGCCGAAAGGGTCGATCGGACGTCTTCGATAATCCCGGCCCCGCAATCGACCATTTCCTTGTCGATCGGGTGGCCGTTGGGGGCGATATCCCCAATTCGGCAAGGGCGGCCCGATATGGTTTCGGTGACATAGAAATGTGCGGCCGTGCCCTCCCGCGCCTCCGGTGTGTCCTCGTCGACCGGAAATTGCGCCTGGAGGGTAGGGGCGGCCGGACAACCGCCCGGCCCCCACTGATCGGCACCCGATGGAGCAAGGAAGGCGTGGGCCTCACTCACGGGAGCAGGGCTTCGAACGTCGGGATAAGATCCGGACGATTCGCGAGATCGCGGATGCTGGTAAGGCCCAGGCTCGCCGCGATCTCATTGGTCATCTGTGTCGTGACGGTGCCGCCCGCCTGCTTCGCCACGACCGTCCGCATGAACGACGTGAAGGGGGTGTCTCCGGCCGCCGGTTCGGTTGTGGGCGGGGGCGGTGCGGCCGGGGGTGGGGGCGCGGCATCGGCAGGAGCGCCTTCGACCTGAATGACGGGTGCCGTCGTGGTGGCCGGCGGGGGCGGCGCGGCGGGCGCACCTTCCGCTTGGATCACGGGGGCTCCGGCCGGCGGTGCGGACATGGCCTTGCGCAATTCGGCTTCGACCTGGACAACCAGCGCCGCGTCGACGTTACGCTTGGCGGTCCATTCTTCGGCCTTGGTCTTGGTCTTGGTCGAAGCGTGGATACGGCCATCCCAGGGAAGACCGCGCTTGTCGACCTCGACGCCTTCCGGCACGATGATTTCGGGGAGGGTGGTCGGCGTCACAACCGGGCCGCCGGGTTCTTCACCGGACGCAGCTCCAGCACCATTCCCACCGGACGGGTCGGCCGCATCCGCGACAACAACCGGGGGCGGAGGGGCGGGCGGTGCGGCAGTCGTCGTGAGCAACCCGGCCTTTCCCTGCATAACGGAGACGAAGGCGGCAAGCGCTTCCCACTCCTTGGGCGACGCTTCGCCGCTCTGTATCTCGATCAGAATTGCCATAAGATTTCGCTCCATCGGCGGGTTGACATTCGGGGAGTTATTTTAGATTGACGGCATGGTCAAGAGAATTTTTAGGGGGTGCCGCGTGGCGTTCATAAACGGAAAATCAACCGCGTGACCATCCCAATCCTTCGCCCATTCCAAGCGGAATTCATCGGGGAGATCTACCAAGCGTGGGCGCAAGGTGCGCAAAACGTTATGGGGATGCTGGCTACGGGTGGCGGCAAAACCGTGTGTCTCTCGCATATCGTTCGCGAGGAAGACGCGGCGGCCGTCGTCATTGCCCATCGCCAAGAATTGGTTGGCCAGCTCTCCCTCACACTCGCCAAATACGGCATCCGTCACAATATCGTTGCCTCCGCCGCCACCGTTAAGGCCATCGCCCGCGCTCATGTCGAAGAGCTGGGGCGCACCTTCTACGACCCCGGCGCACGGGTATGCGTCGCCAGTGTCGACACGATTATCCGCCGGCAACTCCCGGATAGTTGGCTACGTCAAGTCACGTTGGGGGTGATTGACGAGGGCCACCACGTCGTTGAGGACAATAAATGGCACGACGCCATGAAGCTCTTCACCAACCCGGCGATTCGGTGGCTCCTGCCCACGGCCACTCCGAAGCGCGCGGACGGCAAGGGCCTGGGCCGCGGCTACGGTGGCCTCGCGGATATCATGGTCCGCGGCCCGGAAATGCGCTGGCTGATCGACCAAAATTATCTGTCCGATTATCGAATTATTTGCCCGCCATCGGATCTTGAGGTTTTATCGAGCGTATCCGCGTCCGGTGATTGGTCGTCAAAAGCGCTCAAGGAGGCATCGGAGCGCTCACATATCATTGGCGACGTGGTCCAGGGATATTTGAAATACGCCCTGGGCAAGCTCCACGTCACGTTTTCCACCGACGTCAATACGGCCGTCAAGCAAGCCGCGGCGTTCCGGGAAGCCGGCATCGCGGCGGAGTGTCTCACGGGTGAAACCGACGACGCCGTCCGGCGCTCGATCCTACGTCGCTTCGCCAATCGCGAGATCATGGAGATCGTCGCGGTCGATATTATTTCGGAAGGCTTCGACCTTCCCGCGATCGAGGCGATTTCAATGGCGCGGCCAACGGCGTCGCTTGCGGTTTATATGCAGCAATTTGGTCGCGCGCTCCGCCCCATGGAGGGGAAGGGCAAGGCGATCGTCATTGATCACGCGGCGAATGTTCTGCGTCACCAGGGGCCGCCCGACAAACCGCGCGCCTGGACGCTGGGCGCGATCGAAAAGCGCAAGCGGCAAGAGGCCGTAATCGAAATGAAGGTATGCCCGGCGTGCTATGAGCCCTACGAGGGCGTAAGCCGGACCTGTCCGCATTGCGGCCATTACGAGGCACCCGCGGGACGATCGTCGCCGGGCATGGTGGCGGGTGATCTTGAAGAGCTGGACGCGGAGGTCCTCGCCCGGCTCCGCGCAGCGGTCGATCAGGTCGACATTGACGCCGCGATCTATCGGGGCCAGCTCATGGACGCCCCCCAGCGAATGCCCCACGTCGGCATGATGGGGATGGTAAATCGGCACCGCGAGCGACAGGACGCCCAGGCTACCTTGCGCCACGCCATGAGCATGTGGGGCGGCTGGAGACGTGACCAAGGCGACGACGATGCAACAATGCAACGGCGCTTCTACGCACTCTTCGGCATGGACGTCTTGACCGCCCAAACGCTGGGGCCTCGCGAGGCTCTTGACCTCGCTGTAAAATTATTTCCGACCATGGCCGACGATTTTGCTTGACGGAGCGGTCAACGCAATTTAGTGGACGCTTTAAACAGGAAAGGATTGTAAAATGGCGATACCCGCCGGAGCGTATATGAAAATCGCGTCGGACGCCCAGCAAGGGAAACTCGACGGACAGGTCAAATCTCCACCCACATACTGGGTAATGACGACCCAAGGCATGAGCGGATTTTTCGCCGTCATGATGTGGGACGGCATGGGTTTTGACGAGCCGTGGGAAACCGGGTTTGGCCGATACAAGAAATCCTCGCAGGCTGTTGCTGAAGCAAAACAATGGGCTGAAGTCGAGGGTTTGGAATTCCGACCATGATCGAGCAAGACGTCCAGAGCCTCATTCGCCTGGAGGGGCCGAGCAAGGGCGTGCGACTCTTCCGGAACAACGTCGGGGTCCTGATCGACAAGCGCGGGGTGCCCGTGCGCTATGGCCTCGCCAACGACACGGTCAAGCTCAACGAGAAATTGAAGAGCGCGGACCTGATCGGCTGGCGACGCGTGATGATCACGCCGGCCATGGTCGGGCATGTCATCGCCCAATTCGTCTCCCGCGAATGCAAGCCCACCGGCTGGACGCCGTCGCGTGAGGGGACACAACTTTTCGCCCACGAGGAAGCGCAACGCGAGTGGGCGCGGATCATCAATGAGGACGGCGGGGACGCCAAATTCGCAACAGGAGTTGGGACGCTATGAGCTACGATTTCATTATGCCGCCCACGATCGGCCCTATTGCCGTTCGCCGCGCCGCACGCATGGCCATGGGCGAGGTGATCGAGCGTATGTCGCGCAGCACGGGCTACAAGTTTGGCCCGCGCGGCTGGGCCTATTACGCGGAAGGGCTGGGCCTGATTACCAAGGGCGAATTCGATCGCTTCGAAAAGCTCTTAACCGACATGCGCAAGGAAGGCGAGCTTGACCCCGACGTGATCGAGCCGGACGCCTCGCGTATGGCGACGGAGGTTTCTGATTTCGAAGCCGACCCCGACTCGCCCGAAGACCACGCACAATACGCTGTTGATGAAATCGGGGACCGGCTCCGGTCCTGGGCGTGGTCGTTCAAAGAATACGGCTACTGGGACGACCTCGATTATTACGTTGAAATGATCGTCGAGAAAAAGGACCTTGTGCAAATCTTCCGGTCGACCGCCGATCGCTACAATGTGCGGATTACGAACGGCAAGGGCGACACGGATATTCATACCCGGTTGGCGATGCTCAAGCGGTTCCGCAACCATACGGAAGCCGGCCGGCGGTGCGTGTTGCTCGCGATCGGGGACCACGACCCCAAAGGACTCCATATCGTTGACGGCCTCCACCGGACGTTCATGTCGTGCTGCAATATCAAGGGGCTCGATTGGGACGACCCGAATTTCGACGTCATCCCCGTCGGCTTGACGGAAGAGCAAATCGACGACTTGGGGTTGATGAAGATCGACAATCTGGAAACCGGCGGCGGTCGTGACCTGTCCGACCGTCGGCACCCCGACCACAACAAGCCATACGTGCAAGACTATATCGCGCGCTTCGGGGTGTGGAAATGCGAAGCCAACGCTCTTGTCGGCAACCCGCGTCGGGCGGAAGGCTTGCTCGAAACGGCTATCAACCGCTTCATTCCCGCGACGCACCCCAACGAAATCGACGACAAGAACGGTTCCGGCCGCGCGGCGGTCCAGAGTGAGATTGCCCGCCTCATGGAAGATTGGACGTTTGATGCATAAGCCCCGCATCACCATCGCCTATCGCGGGTGGAACAGCGACAAGCGGATAGACCTGGGCGGCAACCGGCCGAATGAGCGCGAATTGCGGGTCCTCTTCAAAATGGGCCTTGAGCAAATCGAGATCTCGCGGCGGGATTTCATCGCCGGGCTCAAGACGCTCGAAATGGCGGAAGCGGCCGGCGGTAACGACCCAATAGCGTGGCGCAAATTTATCGCCACGTCGGAGGGGGACCTTGTCCAGGAAATGGGGCGCGCCGTGCATTGCGACGTGGTGGCAATGCCGACGGCCAATTTCCCCAACGCTCGCGCGCTCGTCGTGGGGTTCGAAGATCCGGACTATGCAGAGGCCGCCAAGGTCGCGCTCATGACGCTGCTCCAGCTCCACCCTCCGGAGGAAACACGATGACGACGCCCGTCAAGATGGCGATGCTCGCGGCCGGCATCGCTCGCGTCCAGGCATTTTGCGAGCGCAACGGGCTCAACGTGCCGGCGCTCCAGCTCTACAGCCGAGCCGAATGGCGCTACCCCAGCACTTGCGCCTATTACCGCCCGGAGACGATCCATATCGCCGTGGACCGATGCTCCCATATCGGCACCGCCAACCGCGCGTGGTCCTACCCCGGATACATCACCGATCGCACGCCCTATGGGGTTATGGCGCACGAGCTGGGCCACCACGTCGACCACACCCTGTCGAAGGAAAAAGGCTCTTACGGTGGGGATTTTTCCGTCGCCATGCGGGCGGAAAGCGGCGAGCCGCGGCTTACCAGCTATTGTCCGAACGATTGGGAGTGGTTCGCCGAAATGTTCCGGCTCTTCGCGACCAATCCTACCTTGCTCCAGGCCGTGCGGCCGAAGACCTTTACCCTCATGATCACGCGTGGATTGCGGCCCGTCGACCCCCAGCCGTGGCGCGAGATCCTCAAGGACGCGCCGCCGCGCACGCTGGCGATGGCCGAGCGAAAGGTGTTGGGACAGTGACGGCGCGCCAGCCCGGTCATATCCGCCCCGCCAGCAAGGCCATGGGCGACGACGTCACTCTCTCGCGTTTCGTCAAGGTGGGTGGTGGCGGGGCGAAGCCAAAGCGGCAAGCTACCCTCCCCGGCCTGGGTCATCCCGTCATTGAGGCGGCGCGCTCCCTGTTCTTCCGCAAAGGTACGCGACCGGTGGACGACAAGCCGGTCCTCGTGTCGGGGCACAACTCTGCCAAGATCGGGCGAGACGTGCGCAAGGGCGCTCTCCGCGGCGCGCATATCTTCTATCTGGCCTTGGAGGAACGGGCGACGTGCCCGCGCACCTGTCACCACTGGTACGATTGCTACGGCAACGGGATGCCCTTTGCGAAACGTATCGAGCATAACGACCAAGACGCCCTCCACGCCGCAATTGAGCGCGACGTCGCCCATTATACGAGGAAGGGCCGTGCGATTGTTATCCGCCTCCACGTCCTGGGCGACTTCTTCAACGAGCGATATGTCCGGCTATGGGCGGGCATCCTCGCGCTCAACCCCCGCGTGACCATTTACGGCTATACCGCATGGCCGCCGGATAGTGAGATCGGGAAGGAAATCCAGGCGCTCAAATCGGTCTATGGGTTGCGCTTCGCAATACGATGGAGCGGCCGTGTCGGCCAATGGGGAGCGATGGATATTCGCAAGGCCGAAGACGTGCCCGAAGGCGCGTTCATCTGTCCGGAACAAACCGGCAAGACCAAGGCGTGCGCGACGTGCGCCTTGTGTTGGTCGACTGATAAACCCGTCGCATTCATGGATCACTGATATGATAGAGGTTGTTGCAATTGGGGCCTTTTGGGGTGCCGTCGTGTACGCCGTAACCGCATTTATCGAGTGGGATATCCACGCACAGAATTGGCCTCTTCCGGTGCGATTGGCGGCGGCCGTCGTGTGGTTCTGTCTTACTCTTTGGACCCTCGTCGGCGAAACAAAGGATCACTGATATGGGCACCTTCAACGAATTGGCCGACAAGATCGAAGCCGCGCTTGACAAAGGGCGACCCGGCATGGCGGCCATCGGCGGCGCGAAGCGTGAGAACAACCTCGTTTTCGATATAGCGCTACAGCTCGATTCGATCATGGCCGCCATGGGCGGAGTCATTCTGGCGATACGGGAGATCGACCCTTGTTTGTCCGCTACCCCCGCGGTCCCTCTTCCCCCTCCGCCCCAGGAGGTAATTAGGGCCATGGTCGAAAAGGCGTTCCGCGCGGGTTTCGGTGATGGGTTCAGTATGGCCGACAATACCAGTCGGTCGGCCGCCAATGCCATTGACGAGTGTTGGGAGCATTGGGCCGCAAGAGAGCTTGACGGCGCGGTCAACGCAACGTAACCACATCGCCATGACCTTTCCGCTCACCTCTCCGCAACGAGCCCGCGAGCCTCGCGCCCAGCGTGCCGAACGTCGTCGCCACGAGCGCGAGGTTTTGATTCTTGACGCGGCGCTCGTGGTGGCCGAACGTGGCTCATATCTCACAATGACCCGTCGAGACGTCGCCCGCGAGGCCGGCGTTTCCAACGGACTTATCAACCACGCGTTCGTTACCATGGACGCGCTTCGGGGGGCTGTTATGCGCGCGGCAATTGAGCGGGAGAATATTGCGATCGTGCGCCAGGGCATCGCGGCCGGCGACGATCTGGCAACCAACTGTCCGCCTGAATTGCGCGAGGCTGTAGCCCGCTCGATCGCTTAACCCGTGCCGCTCCCGCCAGCATTTAACGCCCTAGTTGCGCTCCGGCGGTTCGTCACTTACGAGCTGTTCCCCGACCCCGACAGGCCCGGCAAGACGATCAAGCGGCCGACCGACGTCCGCACCGGCTATTACTGCAAAGTATCGGATCCAGACCACCATTACAGCTATGCCGAAGCGGAAGCGACCGGCCGCCCCGTGGGGTTCGTCTTTATGGAGGGCGATGGCTTTTGGTTCGCCGATATAGACTCGTGCCTCGTCGAGCTGCCCGGTCGACGGGAATGGTCTGCGCTTGCCCTGGAGTTATGCCAACGCTTCGCCGGGTGCGCTGTCGAGGTTTCGCAGTCAGGCACCGGATTGCACATTATTGGCCGTGGTCGGATTCCTGATCACAGTTGCCGCAATATTCCCCTGGGCCTTGAGTTTTACCACCACGAGCGATTTGTCGCGCTTACCGGCACGAGCGCCCAGGGCGACGCCGGCTTCGACGCGAGCGCGGCACTCCCGGCCTTTGTCGAACAGTATTTCACGCCCAACCCGCACGGCGATCTAACCGGATGGCAGAGCGAACCGGTGCCCGAATGGAAGGGGCCGAAGGACGACGCGGACCTGTTGCGCGCGGCGATGGCCTCCGGCCAAAAGGACGGCGCGAAACGCTTTGGCGACGGCATCACCTTTGCCGATCTCTGGACGGCCGATGCTACCAAGCTCGCGGCGAAATGGCCCAGCGACAAGGACGACTTTGGCCACTCCGAAGCCGACGCCGCGCTAGTCTCGCACCTCGCATTCTGGACCGGCAAGAACCACGAGCGCATTCGCGACCTCATGTGGCAGAGCGACCTTGTCCGCCCCAAATGGGAAGAGCGGCCGGAGTATCTCGATACCACGATCATGAAGGCCACATCGGTCGTCAAGAACGTCGCCACGGGTCGTGAGCCGGTGCCACCGCCCGGTATGGCCGCCCAGAGCCCCAGCGTGACCGCCCAGGCGCACCCGACGGCCGCCGTGGGGGAAAGTGCCGGGCTCGCCCCTTACGTCGTCCACGCCCCCGTTCCGCGCACCGCCGGCCGCGAATATCTGGGCATTGACGATCAGCTCTCCTATTTCTCCGGATGCGTTTACATCACGGAAAGCCACAAGGTGTGGATACCCTCGAATGGGACCATGCTCGACAAGGCACGATTCGACGTGATCTACGGCGGCTATATCTTTGCGCTCGACGCGGAGAACCGCAAGACCACGGACAGCGCCTTCGACGCCTTGACCCGCTCGCGGCTGTTTATCCGGCCGTCCGCCGATCGCGCCGCGTTCCGCCCAGAGCATGGCCCAGGCGCGATTATCCAAGAGGCCGGCTTGTCGTTGGTCAACACTTACATTCCGATCGACACGCCGCGTCGCCAAGGCGATGCCGGGCCGTTCATTCGCCACATGGAGAAGCTCTTCCCGGTGGCGCGCGATCTCGCGATCATCCTGAATTATATGGCCAGCTTGGTCCAGAATCCCGGCGTCAAATTCCAGTGGTGGCCCGTGATCCAGGGCGCGGAGGGTAACGGCAAGACGCTGATTTTCCGGGTCCTCACGTTCGCGGTCGGGGCGCGCTATTCGCACCTCGTCAATCCGGAGGCCATGGCCAAGACCGGAAACCAATTTAACTCGTGGATCGAGGGAAACCTATTGCTGGGCGTGGAGGAAATCTACGTCAACAACCGGCGCGATTTCCTCGATACGTTCAAGCCTGTCGTGACCGACGATCGCAACGCCATGGAGCGCAAGGGCGGCGATCAGCGGACGGGCGACAACCGCATGAACGGTATCTTGAATACCAACCACCCGGAGGGCGTGCCGATCACAACGGACAGCCGCCGCTATGCGATCTTCTACACGCCGCAACAGACCGTGGCCGATCTCCAGCGCGACGGGATGATGGGCGAATATTTCCCCGACCTCTACGATTGGCTCAAAGGCCGCCGCGCCTATGCGGACCTGGGCGTCGACTACGGCTATTCGATCGTCAACGAATTCCTCCAGACATTCCCGATCGCGGCAGAGCTGGACCCGGCGCACCTTTGCACCCGTGCGCCAGAGACGTCATCAACGGCCGCCGCGCTCGCGATCAGCCTGGGCCGCGTCGAGCAAGAGATTTTGGAAGCTGTGGAGGAAGGCCGCGTCGGTTTCCGCGGCGGCTGGATTTCGTCGGTCTTCATGTCGCGGCTCCTGGACGATATTGGCGTAACGCTCCCCCGGCGGAAATTTCGTGAAATTCTGGAGCGCATTGGATATTTCGAGCATCCTGGCTTGCGCAGTGGGCGCGTCGACAACGAAATTATGCCCGATAATTCCAAGCCGCGGCTCTACACGACAGCCGGGCACCTCTCGCTAAATTTCGATACGCCCGTAAATATCGCGAAATCATACACGGACGCCCAGAAAAACGCGGAAATTATCGACGGCTCACGATTTAAGCGCTGATACCCCTGATTACACCCGATCAATACACCTGATCGCATTTTCATAAGTCGTTGAAATGCTAGTGTAATCTCAAAAATACACCTAATACACCTAATACACCTAAAAAATCGGGGTATTGCTCCCCAATGCGGGCGCGCACACACGCACAGCGCGCACACGTATAGATATATAATTATTAGGTGTATTAGGTGTATAGGTGTATTTGGGTTGGTAGTTACTGACATTTCAATGACTTACGGATACACCTGATCGAACGGACATTAGGGGTATATCGGGTGTATCGAAATTTACGGGCCGTCGTCGTTCTTTGGAGCGTGACTAGAGTTGCGAATTCCCTTCACGCTCCGCGAAAATCGTTCACGTCGTGCTGATCGTTGCGAAAAGCAGTCTCTCTTGACGGGAGAGACGCTTTGCTAATAGTTGGCGGAATGTCCGACACCGTTCTAGCTAGTGACGCGCCCCGACGGCTAACCTCGCAGGAGGAAATTTTCGCCCAGGCCGCGATTACCATGAGCTATGCTGATGCTTATCGGATTGCCTGGGGCGACAGCGACAACGACGGTTCGCGCTGGGCCGCGCCCTCGCGAGTGGCGTGGCGTCCCCACGTCCAGCAACGAATTATCGAGCTGCAAAACGAGGCGTCGAAAAAGCTCAAGGTTGATCGCGATTGGTTGCTAAATTGGTGGTGGCTTCGGATGGTCTATGATCCGGCGGAGCTTACGGCCTGGGCGTCGGGGGCGTGCCGGCATTGCTACGGCGATGGTCACGCTTTCCAGTGGCGGACGCACGAATTCATGGACCGCGTCGCGCGAGCCGAATTGAGCGGGGAGCCCCTGCCCGATATCGGCGGCGGTTTCGGCTACAACGCCCAACGGCCGCCGCACCCCGGTTGTACAAATTGCGACGGCAAAGGCATCGGGCGCGCGGATTTCACCGACACGACCTTGCTGTCCCCGTCGGCCCGCGCGGCCTTCGAAGGCGTCGAACAAACCCGCGACGGTATCAAGATCCGGATGGCCGATAAGGTGAAGGCGGCGGAGAATTTCGCCAAGCTCTCCGGATTCGACGTCCAGCAAGTGCGGCTCTTTGTCGACGAGCTGCCCGACGACCCGGCCCTTGCCGCCCAGGCACGCGATACGGACGCCATCGCGGCCACCTACAAGCGATTCTTTGGCCCCAGCCACCGTTTGCAGTAGGTTGACCGTGGCGGGCCGTGCTGGCCATTCAGGACAACGCATGTTACATGCGAAAAGAGCTTGACCGTGTCGTCAACCGACCGTTAACGTCGCGCCCCATGACCGACTATGCCACACCCCGCGAAATCCAGCTTTGGGCCGCCCAGATCATGCTGGACCGCGACCCCGATCAAATCATCGGGCCGGAGGACAACCCTTACCTCTTGCGGTGGTTCGTGACGCCGCGCTCGCCCTTTGGGAATGTCTATCTCCACAAGATATTGCGGAGCGATGATGACCGGGCGCTCCACGATCACCCGTGGGAAAATCGTTCGCTGGTAATCGCCGGAGGCTATTGGGAGCATGTTTCGCCAATCACGAAATTTTGGCGCGGCCCTGGATCGAGTATTTCGCGGGGAGCTGATGCCGCCCATAGGCTGGAGCTGCCGACCTATCGTCTCCGCCCGGTGCCGTGCGTGTCGCTGTTCTTCACCGGCCCGAAAACCCGCGAGTGGGGCTTCCATTGCGAGGGTGGCTGGCGGCATTGGGAAGAATTCGACGTCCAGGGGTGCGAATGATGACCGACATTGCCCACCTCGCGCTCGAAATGCAGCAAGGCCGGTTCCCGGAGTGGTCCCCTCGCCTGATTATCCGCATAGGCGACGCCATCCGCGAAACGCTCGATCAACACGAGCTATTGCTAGCCGGCGAGCTGCCCCAGCTCATTGACGACGAAATGCGCCTTCGCGATATCCTCATAGCGTTCGGCGCGCTCGCCAAAGACGATCGCACGACCGGGCCGCTCGATCTCGTCGAAATCCTCCTACCACCCCAGGAGTCTTGATCATGAAAGCGGGCATTATCCTTGACGATTGGAAATTGCCGGTTTTTCGCAAGCGATTGACGGCGGCCGGGTACACCTACACCGACGCGGGCGGCCTCGCCCACGATACGACGGTTTTGACGGTCGAAACGGACAACGTCTTGGGGCTCAAATCGGTACTTGAGGCGTGCCAAACCGAGTGCGCGCGTACCGGTCGTCCCCGCTCGTAATGCTTCCCGTCTTCGATTGGAAACACCCTGATTACGGGCCGATCTTCGCCCATCGCCTGGGCGTCTATCGCGATATTAAGGATGACGTCGTTGCGCGTCTCCAGCTCAAGGCGTGGTACAAAGACCACCCGGCGGATTTCATCAACGATTGGGGCGTCACCTTCGACCCGCGGCTAGCGGCCAAGGGCGTTCCGACCGTGGTCCCCTTCATCCTGTTCGACAAGCAGCGCGAGTGGGTCGATTGGTTCCTAGAGCGCTGGGCCATGAACGAACCGGGCTTGACGGAGAAGAGTCGCGACATGGGCGTCTCGTGGCTGGCGGTCGCGACGTGTTCCACGCTGGCGAATTTCCGCGAGGGCCTCACCTTCGGGTTCGGGTCGCGTAAGGAAGAATATGTCGACAAGATCGGCTCGCCTAAGTGCCTGTTCTGGAAGGCGCGCCAATTCATGACCTATCTCCCCGCGGAATTTACCGGGGGATGGGATGCCAAGCGAGATAGCGCGCACATGCGCCTCTCCTTCCCCCTCACGGGCAGCACGATCACTGGCGAGGCCGGCGACAACATCGGGCGTGGCGATCGTGCGTCCGCGTACCTCGTCGACGAGGAAGCCTATCTTGAGCGCCCCCAGCTCGTCGAAGCCGCGCTCTCGCAAACCACGGACTGCCGGATTGGGATTTCGAGCGCGAACGGCATGGGCAACCCTTTCGCGGAGAAGCGCCACTCCGGGCGAATTCCCGTCTTCACCTTCCATTGGCGGAGCGACCCGCGCAAAGATGACGCGTGGTACGCCAAGCAATGCGAGTTGCTGGACCCTGTCACCGTCGCCCAAGAGATCGACATAAATTACAGCGCCAGCGTTGAGGGCCTCGTCATGCCCAGCGATTGGCTCCAGGCGTGCGTCGACGCCCATATCAAGCTGGGCTTCGAACCGACGGGCGCAAAAAAGATCGGATTCGACGTAGCCGACGAAGGGCGTGACAAGAACGCCGACGCTGGTACGCATGGCGTCGTCCTCATGCATCTGGAGGAATGGAGCGGCAAGGGCATGGATATCGCCGGCTCGACGCAAAAGGCCATGGGCCACGCGGACGATTTCGGTTGCGACGATCTCCACTACGACGCGGACGGCCTGGGCGCGGACGTCAAGGGCGCGGCGCGGCTACTCAACGACAAGCGCACCGAAGAAAATCGTCCCACCATATCGGTCACGGCTTTCCGGGGGAGCAACAAGGTTTTCGCCCCAAAGAGCGAGGACGTGCCCGGCCGTCTCAATGAGGATTTCTTCGCCAATCGTAAGGCGCAATCGTGGTGGGACCTACGTCGCCGCGCCTACAAGACGTGGCGAGCCGTAATCTTCGGCGACCCCTACCCTCACGACGAGCTTATGAGCTTCGATAGCGCCTCGCTCAACGCGCCCAGGCCCAGCGCGCCCTACGGCATCATGGGGCGAATGATGGTGGAGCTGGCTCAACCGACCTACAAAAAGAATGAAGCGGGCAAGCTGGTAATCAACAAAACGCCGGAGGGAATGAAGAGCCCCAACCTTGCCGACGCGGTCATGATAGTGTTTAGTCGCGCCTATCGCGCGCCGATGGCGGTTCGTGAGGAAGAGCTAGAGGAAATCTAGGCATGACCTTTCGCGCGCTGCGGCACGCCGTAATTCGCGCCCTGGGGGGCACGACCGACATGGCCCCAGCCGTGATCGATTATCGCAAAGGACCTCCTGTCGAACCACGCCGCGTCGCCGGCCTGGGGATGACCGATCAGGATATCGCAGACGCAACGCCGCCCGAACCGTCGGTGTCGGCCTATGCCATGCCGAAATCTCCGCCGTGGCTCCCGTCATCGGCCGGCGGCATCGCCATGGATAGCGCGGGAATGCCCCCCGCCCTCACCGCGGCGTCGCTTTATGCCTGGGCGGGCAATGGTGCCTTTGGTGAGGGCCTGGGCTTTCTGGGCTATCCCTATCTGGCGGAGCTTACCCAACGTCCCGAATATCGTCGCGTCTCCGAGATCTGGGCGGCCGAAGCGGTGCGTAAGTGGATCGAATTTAAAGGCGAAGGCGACCGGATAAAGAAAATCCAAAAATCCTTGGAGCGCCTCAAGGTTCGTGACGTCATTCGCCACGCGATCGAGCTGGACGGTTTCATGGGTCGCGCCCAGATTTTCCCGGATCTCGGCTACCATGACAACGACGGAGAGTTGCGCGCGATATTCGTCCCGAAGGCCAAGGTGGGCGTCGGCAAGCTCAAGGGGTTCACGGTGATCGAGCCGTTCTGGAGCTACCCTGGCTCCTACCAATCGACGAACCCCCTCGCCTCCGATTTCTACAAGCCGCGCGAGTGGTACGTCATGGGCAAGATCGTCGACAGCTCGTGGCTGATCACGATTGTTGGGCGACCGATGCCGGACCTTCTCAAGCCAGCCTACGCGTTCGGCGGCCTCGCCCAGAGCCAAATGGTCAAGCCCTACGTGGACAACTGGCTCCGCACCCGCCAGAGCGTTTCCGACCTGATCCACTCATTCTCGACCATGGTCCTCAAGACCAACATGGCGACAATTATTCAAGGTGCGTTGGGCGGCGCGAAGAAGCTGCTTGACCGTATCAGGCTCTTCAACCGCGGGCGAGACAATCGCGGCCTCATGGCGATCGACAAGGATACGGAGGAACTCGAGAATGTCTCGACCCCCCTGGGCACGCTCGACAAGCTCCAGGCCCAAGCCCAAGAGCAAATCGCCAGCGTCGCCGGCATTCCGCTTGTCGTTCTCCTGGGCGTCACGCCGTCGGGCCTCAACGCGTCGAGCGATGGCGAGATCCGCACGTTCTATGCGACGATTGACGGCTATCTCTCGCGGGTAATCAAGCATCCGCTCCAGTACATTATCGATTTGGTCCAGCTCGATCTTGACGGAACGATCGACCCCGACCTCACTTGGGATTTCATCCCCCTTTGGGAGACGCCCGAAGCGGAGAAGGCCAATATCCGCAAGGCCGACGCGGAAACCGATATCGCCTATTGCGCTGCCGGCGTGATCAGTAACGAAAATGTCCGAACGCGCATCACCACCGATCCGGAGAGCATCTATTACGGGATGACTCTGGAAGAAGGCGAACCGCCGGCCGATCCGACCTTGGAAGACGATCTCGACGAGGAAGACGATCAGGAGGACGCGGACGGCGGCGGAGAGCCGGGAAAACCTAAAGGGGGCGTCACGCTCCCCAAGCTCCCTGCCCAGGATGCCCAGCCGGGCGAATTCGACGAAGGAAAGCATCCGCGCGCGCCGGACGGCAAATTCGGTTCGGGCGCTGGAGGTGGTGGCGCGCCCGCGGAGAAACCCAAGGGTGCCGTCGCGCCGGCTGTTCAATCGATCCTGGGCGACGAGGGCGTAACGCGGCTCCGCGAGCTGATCGCGGACAAGCAGAGCAAGGCGGCCGACATTATGGCCGTTCTTAAACCGCTCGACGAGGTGGGGCACAATATGACCCCTACCCTCCCTCACGACACGACCCCGACCGATTCGTTTTGGCAAGGGCGCACCTACAGCGTCGACGGCAAGCCCGCGACGATTCAGGAGGTAGGCGAACACCTCGCGGCTACGGCCGAGCATTACGCGGGGCCTGGGGGCGTCAAGCAGCAACGCCGCGCGCGTATCCTCCTGGGGCCGCCGGCCGCCGGCAAGTCAACCAGCGCGGAAGAGATCGCGCGTCAAGGCGGCTATGCGATCGTGGACGGCGACGACGCCAAGAAGGTCATTCCAGAATTCGAGGGTGGCGTGGGCGCGAGCGCGGTTCACGAGGAAAGCTCGTATATGGCGGAAGCGGTGTTGGCGGACCAACTCAAGACCGGCAACAACGTCATTCTCCCGCTCGTGGGCGGCAAGCCGGGCTCGATCGAAAAGCGAATCAAGGTGTTGCGGGACGCCGGCTATGACGTCACCGTGGATCTCGTCGATGTTAACGAGGATGAAGCCGCGCGACGGATGGCTGGGCGCGCCATGAGGACCGGCCGCCATATCTCGTCGAGCTATTTCGCCTCGATTGGAAACGGCCCGCTCAACACCTATAATTATCTCAAGGATAAGAACCCGGATCTTGGGTTCGGAAGGATCAACGGCAATGGCGGACACAAAGAGGAACGATACGAGGAAGCCAGCAACCACCCCGACGCTACCCCCGGAAAGTCCCTATTCGGAGGAAGCTAACGAGCGACAGGTGGAATATTTGGAGGGACTTGTTTCGGGCGCGGTGCCCTCTCCCTTTTCCGGAGAAGCGGGTAAAAAGGGCTGATAATTTCGCCGTCGAGTATTTTGCGGAGGTACTCGACACGCCGCGCCTCGTTTTCTTCATCCTGGGGCATTGCCCAGTTTCCTTTCGATAGCGTCGACAATCCACGTATTGCGATCGGGCAAGAGGCCGGCGGCCGTCATGCGCTCCAGTGTCGCCACCGGAATACGCACGAGGACCGCGGCGCGTTCGCCTTTCTTGGCAGGGTTCGGCATCCTTGATATCTAGCCTCGCGCCGCGAGGAAGGCAAGGACCGCCTGGGCCGCCCGCTTCCCGTTCGGGGTTAACTGGCGTTGCCATGCGCCCAAGCTCGGAGCCCAGCGGAAGGCGTGGCGCTTGAGCTGGGCGATAACGTCGGGGTCAGGCTTGCCGTCGAACACGAGCTGGACGCGCTCCAGTGCCTCATTCTCGACGTACCGGCCGCCGTCGAAGCCCCTCCCCTCCACCACGGGAGCCGCGGCGATCACCGCGCGTCGTTCGGCAAGGCGAAGCTGTTTCTCCGCCCAGGCTCGCGCTCCATTGGCGAAGTCGAGATATTCGCCCAGGCGGGCGTACTCGACGTCCATCCGCTTCCGGTTGCGATCGGCCGGGAAATTTGCCGGACCCGTAATCATGGGGTTCGCGGTGCGCGCGCCGGCCGCCTGATACTTCGCCCACTTGGCGACGAACCGCGGGAACCACCGCATGACGAGCAAGGGAGCCTGGGGGCCGGCGGCGTGTTTGATCGCAGCGATACCGTTGAGGGCGGCGTCGACCGCGTCGTCTAAGGCCCGCTCGGCGCGCTTTCCCGGATCGAAGGTCCGCCAATTGAAGCTGGAGACGAAGGCTTCCGCGCCGCCCATCCGGGCGACGAGGCAAGCGAGGATCGGGGTGTATGGGTGTGCCATGATTAAGCCTCCTGGGGTTCGACGACGCGGACGTAAGGACGGCCGCCCATGGTGCTGATCACGATCAGCGCTGCGGTACGGACGTCGATCCCTTCCGCGATGTTGAGCGCCTCCGCGTGACGGTCCATTTCGTCGTAGGTGTCCGCGTGCGCCCAGTGTTCGGGGATGGGGATATATCCGGGCTCATTGGCGACCGCCACGCCCAACCGCGCCGCGTAACGCTCGCCATTGACGTTGACGAAACACCACACCTTGCCGGCGACTGCCGCGTCTAGGCCGCATTCGAAACGACCCTCAATGGTGAATTCCTTCATTTGCCGTGTCCTTTCAAAAGAGCGTGGATCATACGTGCTTCGCGTCCGCCGACATGTGCCTTGCGGCGGGCCTGGGCGATGGCGGCTTCGACGGCCTCCGCGTTGTAGCGGGGAGCTTGGGGTTCTTTTTGCATCAACCGTTCCTTTCGATCTACTTGATATCAAGTTATGGCTTTGCCGTCAAGCTCTTTTTCACCTGATTTCGCCAAAAATCTCGCTCGCCGCGGAGCATCTGGCCAACCGGGTTTTTCGCGTCGAACATGCGGGCGGTGCGAGTGAGATTGTCCAGGATCTCGGCCGCGCCTTCGAAACCGTGATCATTGAGCCACTCGCGCCCTTCGCGGATGCCGGCGAGGTATTCTTGCGTCACCTGGGCCATGTCAGAGATACCCGTAGAAGCGGATACCGGCGAAAGAGCCGATCAGGTCGAGTCCTTCCAGCAAGAGTCGCCCGGTCGCGGGAACCCAATAATCCGCTGGCTGTCCGTTCCAACCGACGGTGGGCATTTCGGCCGCTTCCGCCGCGACGATATTGGTGCATTCATAGTCACGGCCAGCGTAATTGCGGTTGCGGAAGATCGGCATATTATTTCCCCTTCGGAAGGTGACGGGCGATTTCCTCGTCGGTCATGCTGTCGAGCGCGATCAGGCAGGAACCGCCGGCCCGGAGGACCATCACGGTGCGAACCCCGTCGATCTTGCCCTTGTAGTCGCGGTGCATGGCGCGATAGATTTGATCGAGCTGCTTCTCGCGTTCCGTCTTCATGGCGGTAGTCTCCATCGGTGATGCTTGATATCTAGTGTAAGCTTGATATCAAGTCAAGAGGGAAAATGCGCCGACGAGAAAATTCCTTGAGGCCCTGCGGCCAAACCGGTACGCTGGGGCTTCCTGGGGTGAGGGTATTTTGAAATGACGCTCGTAACCGCAAATCTCATCGTCGTGAAAGACCCGGAAACCGGGATAGTTCGGGAGGCGATGCCTGTAACGAACCCCGACGGCAGTCTTGTAGGCGGCGGTGGGGGCGGCGGAGGCGGCGCGGGACCAACCGTTACCGATTACAGCGCCGTCTTAACCGGGGCTAGCGACACGATCGTTACGGCGGGACAAGCCGCTCATTACCTCGCTATTCAGAACCCAACCGGCAATGCCGACGTCACAGTCAATATCGCGGGCGGCGACGCCACCACCGGCGGAATCGTGCTGGTAGCGGGCGGTTCGCTCACCATAGACTTCGGGGTGGCCAATGCGGTCACGATCGCAGGCACGGCCGCTCAATCTGTTATCGTGTTCGCCGGCTAAAGGATTCAAAATATGGGCATCAATAACCCCACCATCCCATTCAATCCTATCCCCAACCCGGTCGCGGTAACTAGCGCGACGGTGCCGGTGGACTTGGACCCCAACGTGCGTTTCTATAACGTCACGAGCGGCGGTACGGCCGGCGTCGAGGGCCTCAACATCAACGGCCCCGCGGTGGAAGATACGGGCGTCAACGCCGCTTACGTCGGGCAACGGATGGTGGTTTATTTTCTCTCCCGTACCGACAATGCCGATCGTGTCCACATGTCGCACAACACGTTCGAATATTTCGCCGTTTACGCGAACAGCAATAATGCGAATATTGGACCCCAGGCCGTCAATCCGATCGTATTGACCAATGAGGGTGATTTCGCGACATTCGTTTTTACCGGGTATTACTGGTATTTCGACTATTTCAACTCGAATGTACCTTTCACCACGGTTGAAAACGACGTCAATTTGCAGGGCGATTTTGGCGGAAACGTCAACATCACCGGGGGCTATACGGGAAGCACCGCGGGCGGCGACGTCATCATTCAGGGCGGGTCCGGTACTAGCGTTGGGCTCGTCAAGATGCCCGCGCTTCCCACGGCCGACCCTCACGTATTGAACGCGCTTTATCTGTCGGCCGGGGCCTTGATGGTTTCCGCCGGGTAAAAACGATGGCCGACGATAAGCCACGGTCGCAAATCGGCGGAGTGCGCGTCACCGCTCAAGGCAAGCGGCTATTCGAGCGTGTTCGTGCCGCGGGCAAGCCGGTCGATCTCAAGGCCGTCCGTCCGTCGGCCGCGATCAGGGCCGACTATCAAGCGCGCCTGGACAAGCTCGTCGACGACATGAACGCCAGTATCGTCTATTGGATCTCTGCGCGGTATCGAGCGAACCCGCCGGCCGCCCTCGCCATGGACGCAAGCCCCGCCGAAGAGTTGCGCCGCGCGGTGCGCCGGCTCTCGCGACGGTGGCAACGGCGATTCGCGGAGTTGGGGCCGAAGCTCGCCGCATATTTCGCCCAGGACGTCGCCAATCGAGTCGACGCGGATTTGAAGAAGGCGCTCAAGGACGCAGGCTTCACGGTCGATTTCAAGCTCACGCGCGCCCAGAACGATGCTCTAGCCGCGACCGTCAACGAAAATGTGGCGCTGATAAAAAGCATTGGCCAGCAACACTTTACGCAAGTTGAGGGCTACGTCATGCGCGCCGTCCAAGCGGGTTCTGACCTAGGCACGCTGGCGAAGGAGCTGGAGGCCGGCTACGGTATTACGAAGCGTCGCGCCCAGAATATCGCGCGCTCTCAAAACTTTATGGCCAACTCGACCATGGTCAAGGTTCGCCAGCGCGAATTGGGCATCACCAAGGCGAAATGGCTTCACAGCGCCGGGGGCAAAACGCCCAGGCCGGAACATGTGGCATTTTCGGGTAAACTCTACGACGTCGAAAAGGGCGCGTTCCTTGAGGGAAAATGGACTTGGCCCGGCCGCGAGCCCAATTGTCGGTGCGTTTCGATCAGCGTAATTCCGGGGCTTGAGGACCGTTAAAATCGGGCGTACACCGTCGGCCCCGCCCCTCGCGGGAAACCTCAACGGAGAAGCCCCCACATGGACATTTTCGCCCGTATCGCTGCCGCGCTCGCCCTTCTGGCCAGCGGCGCAACTCGAACCGATCCCACCGTTCTGGAACACCTCCAGGCGATCGACCAGCACCTTGTCGACACCGACGCGCACGAGGCGGCCGACAATGCCGACGAGAGCGCCCGGCTCGACGTGATCGAAGCGGGCCTCCAGACGATCGCCAATGCGCTCCCCGCGCCGCCGGCTCCCGTCGAAGAGACGCCCACGCCGGTCGAAACGCCGGTGGACGAAACGCCGACGCCGGCAGACCCGACGACTCCGGTCGCACCGGATCACCCCACCGGAGCTTAAATTTTAAGCTCTGTTCGGGACGGCCGTCGCGAGGTATCGTGGCGGCCGTTCTGCATTTGAAGGTGGCGGGGAATGACCGACAGCACGCTTGTTGACCTCGTCAAGGTCTTTATCAACACCCAAGGGACCGGCACGCTCGCTCTGGGGTCCGCCCTCCCCTCCTTTCGTGGCGTTGAGGCCCTCGTCGACGGGCTGATCTACGATTACTCGATCCAACAAGGCGCAAATTTCGAGTACGGAACGGGCACCTTTACAGCCGGCGACGGCACCCTCACGCGCGGCGTCCAGGCGTCCAGCTATGGCGGCGCGCCCATCCCCCTCGTCGCCAATGCCGTTTGCACCTTTACCGCGCTCGCGTCTTCCTTGCTACGTCCCGGCCCACAAGGGAATATCGGCCCGCGCGGCATCGGCGTCCCAACCCCCGTGACCATCATCACCGGCGATTACACGTTGCTCGCGACGGACGTCGAAACCTACCTCCTATTTCAGAACACCGGGGGTCCGGCCGTTCTTACCGTGCCGTCAATCTTTGACGTCGCCCTCCCGCTCGATAGCGTCATTTTCTTCGAACAGAATAGTGCGAACGATGTTACGCTTGCGCCGGCGGATGGCGTCACGCTTAATAGTCGCGGCGGCTTTCTTAAGACCGGCGGTCAATTTGCAGTTGGACAAATCAAACAGGTCCAGGAGGATATTTGGACCGTCATCGGGGACATGACGACATGATCATTCGCGGCATGGCGATGGATCGCCGCCCCACCCCAAATTATGAGGCCAAGCCGGGCCTCGCGTTCGATCGTGCATCTGTCCGGACCTATGACAAGGACGGTCGTCTCCACGTATCGGTCACGCATATCAGCAAGGCCACGGTTGACCTTTATTACGGTCGCGAGATCCCCGGATTTGAAGAGTTGGGGCTGATCGCGGAAAAAGCGTATTATCTCCTTCGCGACCCGGAAGAAATCGCTAAGGCGGCTTCGACCTTCAACAATCTCCCCATCCTTAATCGGCATATTCCCGTCAATGCGGAAGCGCCACAACAGGAATATGTTGTTGGTTCGACGGGCACCGACGCGGAATTTTCCGCGCCATATCTCGACAATAGCGCCGTCGTTTGGGTCAAGGACTCAATCGAGCTGATTGAGAGCGACGAACAAAAGGAATGGTCGTGCGGGTATTACTATACGCCCGACATGACGCCCGGCAATTTTAACGGGTTGCGTTACGATGGCGTTATGCGAAATATGATCGGCAATCACGTTGCATTGGTGAAGGACGGACGTGCCGGACCCGATGTTGTCGTTGGCGATGAAAAACCGGAGCAAGTGGGCACCATGGCAAAGATCAATTCCCGTCGGGCGCTGATGTTGAGTGGCGCAATCGCCGCGCATATCGCGCCGAAGCTCGCGATGGACGCTAAGGGCGTCGACCTCTCCGGTGCGCTCAAGGGCGTCACCGCGAAGACGCTGGGCAAGTCGGTCAATGCGGTCGCGGGTCGGGTCATGGATTCGCTCAAGGGCGTGAAGCTCGCCCAGGACGAATCGGTCGACGTGGCCGACGTCGTCGCGATCATCAAGGCGGTCGACGGTGCGGATCTGGGCAGCGAGCCCGACGAGATCGCGTCCGACGATGACGACGAAATGATGAACGAACCGCCCGCCGTCGACGATGACGGCGACGCCATGTCGAAGATCATGGCTTTCCTCAAGGGCAAGCTGTCCGACGAAGACATGGAAACGATCGCCGGCATGTGCGGCGGTGGCACCACGACGGCCGACGATGACGCGCCCCCTCCCCCTCCCGGCGGCAAGGCCCCCGACGACAAGGACAAGCCCGCCATGGACGCCAAGGGTGTCGCACGTATCGTCAACGAAATGCGCGAAGCGGAGCGGCTCGTTGAGCCCCATATCGGCCGCGTCACGACCGCCCAGGAGAGCCCGGAGGCCATTTACAAGATGGCCCTGGACGCCAAGGGCGTCGACACAAAGGGTGTTCCCCCCACGGCGTTCAAGGCCATGGTCGGGATGCTGGGGCAAAAGGTTGCGGCTCCGGGCGGCGGCCTCGCGCTCGATCACAAGGCGGGAGCGAGCGATTTCGACAGTCGCTTCCCCAACGCCCATCCCATCCTCGCGTCGTAAGGGGCAACGCAAATGACCGGTTTTCAGACTTTCGTCAACACGGACCTCCCCGTTGCGGTCGAAGGCGATTTCGCCTCCGCCAATCCGCGCGCGTCCATGCTTTCGATCGGGTCGCAGCTCGTCGCCGGTTCGGCGGGTGTCGTCGTCGGTCGCTTCGGCCGCGCGCTTCTAGCGGACGGCTCGATCACGAATGCCAAGCCGGCCGGCGCGAGCCGCCTGGGCTTCATCCATCGCGACCAACCGGCGTTGATCACGGGTTGGCTCCAGCAAGCCTCCATGGTCGTCCAGGCCGGCTTGGAAATGACCATGTTCGACATGGGCGATTTCTGGGCTCGATTCGCGGGCGGTGCGGCAGTCGGGCAGAAAGTGTTCGCTTCCAACCTGGACGGCGCGGCGGAAGCCGGCACGGCGGGTTCGCCTCCGGCGGTCAACAGCTTCACGGCGGCGGCCGGCGCGGCCTTCACCGGCTCGATCGCGACCAACGTCCTTACGGTTACGGCCGTAGCCGACGGCGCGCTTTCGGTCGGGGACCTGATCACCGGCGCGGGCATCATCGGCGACGTCTTCATTTCGTCCCTGGGCACGGGCACCGGCGGCACCGGCACTTACAACCTGTCCGCCACGCCCGGCACGATCGCCAGCGAAGCCATGGTCGCGAGTTCGACGGTCATGATCGTTTCGGCGGTCGGCTCCGGCACCCTCGTTGCAGGTCAAGAGCTGTCCGGCACAGGCGTTACCGCGGGGACCGCCATCGCGGCCCAGCTCACGGGCTCGGCCGGTGCGGCCGGCCGCTATTCGATTTCGCCGCGCTCGCGCTTCGCGTCGACCACCGTTGCCGGCTCGGATGCATCGGAAAGCATTTTCTATGTTCATTCGGCGTGCGCGCCGGGCGAATTGGCGATGATTTCCGACCGTCCGGTCACGCTGTAATCCTCAAGGGTAGGGGCAAATAAAATGGATCGTGGGCAGCTTGCAGTTTTGGAGGGTCGCGGGATTATCCCGTTCGCCCCTGGCTATGCCGCGTCGGGCGAATATTCGGAGCCGGATTGGGCGCGTGACTTCGCGCTCGCGATGGACGCGCAACCCGCCCTCGTGACCACTCCGAACGCGGGTATCCCGGCGTATCTGGCGAACCTCCTGGACCCGGAAATCGTCCGCGTCCTCGTCTCGCCGCTCAAGTCGGTCGAGATCTACGGCGAGACGAAGAAGGGCGATTGGACCCTCCTGTCGACGCAATTCCCGCTCGTCGAGAATACCGGCGTCGTGTCGTCCTATGGCGATTTCAGCAACAACGGCTCGTCGGGCACCAACATCAATTGGGTGCCGCGCCAGAGCTACCATTTCCAGACCGTCACCGAATGGGGCGAGCGCGAGCTGGAAATGTACGGCCTCGCCAAGATCAATTACGCCAACGAACAGAATATGTCGTCGGTGATGACCCTGGAGCGTTTCCGCAACAAGGCCAATTTCTTCGGCATCAATCGCCTCCAGCTCTACGGTGCGCTCAACGACCCGTCGCTATTCGCGCCCATCCTTCCGACCGTGAAGACGGCCGGCGGGTACACCTGGGCCGTGGCGACCGCCCAGGAGATCTACAACGACGTCCTGTTGTTGTTCTCACAGCTCCAAAAGCAGCTCGTCGGCCTCGCGCCGGATATGGCCGCCAAGCTCGTGCTGGCCATGTCTCCGACCATGGTCGTCAACCTCAAGAAGGTGTCGATTTACAACGTCACCGCCGAACAGACGATCAAGGAGAATTTCCCGAATCTCCGGATCGAGACGGCCCCCGAATTCTCGACGGTGTCGGGTGAGCTGATCCAGTTCTTCTTGGAAGAGCTGGACGGTATCCGGTCGGTCTATACGGCCTTCACGGAGAAGCTCCGCGCCCACCCGGTCATTCCTTCGCTTTCCTCGTGGAAGCAGAAGAAGAGCGGCGGGACCTGGGGCTCGATCATCCGTCGGCCGCTCTGTTTCGTCCAGATGCTGGGGGTCTAACGGCCCCCACCGTCCCGACACCCCACCCCGGAGAATATCATGGTTGCCCAGGTCAAGATTGCGTGCAAGCTCCCGAATGGCCTTACCGTTCGCCACAAGGACCACGTCCACGTCCTCAAGGGCGCGAACGACGCCAACGCGGTGGCCGGCTTCGGCGTTACTGCCGGGGTCGACGTGGATTGGTTCAACGACTGGGTCACGACCGACGGCAAGGACCTCCCCTTCATCAAGAACGGGTCGGTTTTCGTCATGAAGGACGCCGCCGCGGCGAGGGAACGTAAGGATCTCGTCACGGGGATGGAGCCCCTGGACCCCGACAAGCCGGCTCCGGGTATCGAGCCCACCGACGAGACGAAGAAGGTCTTGGCGGGCGAGGAAGTCTAAGGAACAGCGGATGGCCATCGCGGTCTTCAACTATGCGTTGTGGGCCGCGCGGTACCCCCTCCTAGCGGCCAAGGTATCAGAGCCCCTCGCCTCCGCGTATTTCACGGAAGCGGGGCAGCTCTATTGCGAGAATAGCGACACGTCGCCGGTGTGCGACGTCGCTGTCCGCCTTACTCTGCTCAACATGCTGGTTGCCCATATCGGCGCGCTGGAGACGTCCAAGGCGGCCCAGCAAGGGCTTGTCGGCCGGATCTCCAGCGTGACCGAAGGCGGCGTCACGGTCGCGATCGATCTGGGCTCTGTTCCCGGCACGGAGGCATGGTACGCGCAAACGCAATACGGCCTCGCGTTCTGGACGGCTACGGCCCCCTACCGCACCATGCATTACGTGCCCGGCGACGAGCCTTATTTGGGCGTACCTGGACCGAACGGCTGGGGCGGGATGCTGCCCTATGGCGGGTTCAATCAGTGACCGTGATTTCCGGTGGTGCGGCCATGGACGCTGCGCTCGCGAGGATGGCGCGCGGACTCGATCGGCCGCTTAAGCTCCAGGTTGGATATCCGGAGGGAGAGACGTATCCCGACGGTACGCCCCTGGGCCTCGTGGCGGCCGTCAACAACTACGGCGCACCGGCTCGCGGGATTCCGCCGCGCCCCTTCTTTACCGATACGATTAAGGCCGGGGAGAGTCGGTGGCCGGGCGAGATCGCGGCCATTGCCAAAGCGGCGGAGTATAACCCCGGCCTCACGCTCGCGCGTTTTGGCGATAATGTCGCCGGCCAAATCAAGGAGGCAATCGGCGCTTGGGAAGATCCGCCCAATGCGGAAAGCACCGTCGCGCGGAAAGGGTTTGACAAGCCCCTGATCGACACGCACCTCATGTTCGATTCTGTCAAATCGATCGTGAGCGACACCTAATGGGCATGGACCTTCATTCTATCGTCGCGCCCATCGTCGGGATTGTGAACGACAACGTTACCGGCGTTTGGTATCGCTCCGAAGATTACACGACCGCGCCCAGCGGAAAGCGCGAGCCGGCCTATGCTATTATGGACGCGGCGCTCGACGTCCAGGTCCAGGCGGTCGAAGGTGAGACGCTCAAGCAAGTCGACAGCCTCAATATCCAGGGAATCAAGCGGTCATTCTTCGCCTCCGCCGATATCCGCGGGGCCGATCGAGCGGCGAAATTCGGCGGCGATATTCTCCAATTTGGCAACACGGACGACGTCCCCGCGCCCCTCCAAAACACCTCGTGGCTCATCGTTCTTGTGGTTGAGCCCTGGAGCGCGTCCGGCTGGACCCATAGTGTGGGCGTCCAACAGGACGACCCCATTCCCCTCGTGACGCCATGAGCTTCACCGTCACCCCCACCGAAGACGACGTCCTTACGGCTGTGCGCGCGTTGCTGTTGACGATCGTCGACGGCTCGACGGTGGAGGTCGTCCAGGGGCAGGTTAACCGGGTGCCGGAGTGCAAAAGTCCCGATTTTATCGTCATGACCCCTACGACTCGCCTTCGCCTGTCGACCGACGAGGACAATTGGGACACGGCCGACACGAATCCGGCAACGATCGTCGCCAGTTACAACACCGAATATACGCTACAGCTCGACATTCACGGCCCCAACGGTAGCAACATCGCGGCCATGGTCTGCACCCTCTGGCGCAACCCCTATAGCTGTGATCAGATGGCCGGGACCGGCGTTACGCCGCTTTACGCGACCGACGGCAAGCAAATGCCTTTCATCAATGGCGAGTCGCAATGGGAGAATCGTTGGGTGACGACACTCTCCATGCAAATCACGCCCACCGTCTCGACACCGATGCAATTTGCGGATACGCTCGACGTCACTATTTCGAGCGCCCTTGGGGGAGTGTAAACGAATGACTAGCATCCCAGCCGATCGGCTCGTCAAGGTCACGCCTACGGTCGTTCCGACCGGCGGGACCGGGCTTGACGTCCAGGGCCTTTTTCTCACGCAAAGCAACCGCGTGCCGATCGGCCAAGTCCAGGCATTCCAGAGCGACGATGACGTTGCCGCCTTCTTCGGCGCGTCGTCCCTGGAGGCGTCCGTTGCGGTTCGTTATTTCAAGGGCTACGACAGCTCCCCAATCAAACCGGCCAACCTCCTGTTTGCGCAATATCCGCCGACGGACGTTGCCGCATATCTTCGCGGCGGCTCGCTCAAAGCGATGACGCTGGCCCAGCTCAAGGCCATCGCCGGCACCGTTGCCCTCACGATCAATGGGGTTTTGGTCACGTCGGGCGCGATCAACTTGACCGGCGCGACGAGCTTTTCAAGCGCGGCGACGATCATCGCGGCAGCATTCAATCATAACGACGCGAATTTTACCGCGAGCCAATCCGGCAACGTTCTCACCGTCACCGCGGTTGCGAGTGGCGCACTCGCGGTCGGTCAGGTTGTCGCGGGGGCGGGTGTTACCGCGGGGACCAAGATCACCGCTCTGGGCACCGGCACCGGTGGGACCGGAACCTATACGGTCGACAGCTCCGCCACGATCGCCAGTGAGGCCATGACGGCCGGTGCGTTGACGGTGGCATTCGACAGCGTATCGAGTGCCTTTGTCCTCACCGACGGGACGCCGGGTGCCGACAGCACGATCACCACGGCCGACGTATCCAGCGCCGCAACCGCGCTCAAGCTCACCACAGCGACGGGCGCGACGACGTCACAAGGTGCGGTTGCGGCGACGCCCGCGAGCGCCATGGATAGCGTCACCGCCGCGACGCAGGATTTCGTTACTTTCTCGACGATCTTCCAGCCCAGCGACGACGACATGATTGCCTTTGCCGCATGGTGCAGCGATCAGTCGGCGCGTTTCCCCTATATCCAGTGG